CTACATGATGTTGTCTACCATGCGGCCTACGTCTTTCCGCATTTTGTCTGTGACATGCGTATATACATTTTCCGTGATAGATACATCAGCATGGCCAAGCCTAGCCGCAACATCTACTGGTTTCGCACCAGCTTCAATTAGCTTTGTTGCATGCGTATGACGGAATGAGTGCGCGTTTAGATTGTGACGCTTGAGCATGGCAGAGAATGATGACCTGGAAACAGGGACGCCAAACTTATCTGTGCAAACAGGGTGCATCAATATTGTACCTGGCGGCTGTGCATCGCATCTCGGCAGTATCGTAGTGCGACCGGTATCTTTGTCTGCATATACGCATTGGTATGCATTGCCGAGTCGCAGGGCATTTTCTTGCTGCATGATTTTCCATCGCTTCAATTCAGCGAGGAGAACGTTGCCAGCTGCTATAGTACGTATGCTTGATTGGGATTTTGGCGACGTGTAGTAGTTTGATTCATGATTGTCTATCCTTATCAATTGCCGCCTGATATGGATCATGCCATCTTTCAATGATACGTCGCTCCAATCGAGACCTATCACTTCGCCAATTCTCATGCCAGTGTAGTAAGCAAGCACGAGCGCCATGTGATGACGATGGCCTAAAGGATACTCTTGCACTATCCCTTCAAACTGCTCTTTTGTTACGATGCTTCTTTTTACAAGGTTTCCTTGCGTGATGGCAGGGATACGCACTGCATCGCATGGATTCGACGAAATCAGTTCAGCCGGGTACACCGCATACCGTAACGCGTTCTTCGTGACGGCTATTGCATTTACGATACTGCGGCGCGAGTATCCTTTTTTCACGAGCATACGGATAAGCCTATCAATATCGCGTGGCCGCAAATCTTGAACCGCAATTTTCCCAATTATTCCGGATACTCTATTACTATAAGTAGCTCTATACTGCTCAAGCGTAGACGCCTTTACACTCTCTTTTATGACATTCACCCACGCTTGAAAGAAGTTGTCAAGTAATACTTTACTACTCGTTATGCCAATGTTGCCGTGCTTCCAATCCGCATATGCTTCGACGCCTGCGTCGTATGCTTCATCCTGCGTAGCGAAGCCGCCTTTCTCTTTCATCTTGCGGCGACCCGTTTCGGGATTCTTGCCAATCTCAAACGAGTACGACCATGTTTTCCCGCGTTTGCGGGTACGTATCGTCGCCATTTTCTTTTCCTTTCTCCGCGACTTTATGCGCGGGTATGTGGTATAATAGATACATAACGAACCTACACAAGGGGTTCCACAGGGGGCGTATCTGTCCACGCCAGTTCTTGCCGCTCCGGTAAGACAAATGAAGGGCGGAAGCGGTCACGGCTAATGTGGCACGAGCAGGGCTAAACCGCAGGAAAAGGTGGCCCTGCTTTTTTCGTTTTGCCGACGCCGGAAACATGATATAATGTAAAAGGAAGTGCCGATACGCCTACGGGCGCCGGTGCGGGGACGTGACAACTCCCTCTTATCTTAGCTCGTCCGCGACAATGCGGAACCGAGTCTCTGGAGCCGTTTGTCAGCGGCTCTTGCAAACAGTGCCGTCCATGTGGGCGGCTTTTTTTATTTTTTCGATGTAGTGATAATGAAGCCGCCAACACAAGCAAAGGCAACGATTACTTCTTGCATTGCAAGCCGTCCATAAATTATGTCTGCATAGGGTAACAATTTTTTGTCAATATTAGGCTTTGAAAAAAATGTGCCATAGTATATGTTCCCGTTAACCGACCTGTAATAGTTTGAAGTAAGAAACTTTGCTGGTATTGATAATTTGTATGGTACAATGAATAGCAAGGAAAATAGTGATATAACGCAAAATACTAACGCCCAGAATCTTTTTGGCTGCGATGACATAAAATACTCAAATTTATTTCTATCAAAATTTCTATGTTTATTATTTTCTAACATAATAGCACCACCTTATTATTTGCAAATAATCAGTGAAAAATAAAATATATTATTATTAGCGATATGATAGCAAGAACGTATTTAAGGCATCCAAAAGTTCTTCCCTTTACTTTTGAAGCAGCGTAATTAGCGTACACATCTCTACATCCATTCTGGTAAGCTTCATATCCGATATTTAAAAGTAGCTGCGTTGCCATGCGTGTAGAAATGTTTGCGGCGGTCAATCGACCTCCGGCTTCTTTGCGTAAATCTGCAAGCATATCTTTTCCAACTGGCGTTGTGTGGTTCATCATATCTATATAGTCTTTCTTTTCTACACCGCCAAAGAAAAGATCACCTAATGTTATTCCGTACATATCCAGGTTATCATTACCTGTTGATTGGGAAACCCAGTCTCCGAACCCTACTGCGTATTTCATGACAAAACCTCCAGCCCCTCTATAATTATCTCAATATTGCGACTTTAATTGCACATGCTCGTCCGGTACGCCGCGCATCCTTGCCAGCTCGTGCAGGCCAAAATCCGCGTGTTCGCGTAGGTATGCGTCATTCAGCAGCAGTTCGACGGCAAAAGTATTTGCTACTCTTTCAGCCTTCGCGTCGTTGCCGAAGGTGTAACTCGCCATCCAGGCAGTGTTGGCGTCCGGCGTGCAGAGTGCGTGCCCAATCTCGTGGGCGAGGATGAACGGCAGCATGTGGGATGGTGCCACGTCGCTGTCGATGATAATGATCTGCGTGCGCTTGTAGCGAAGATAATTCGCATACTTGACGCCACCGAGCGGCCCATATTGTATATGCATGTGCAGGCGACGCGCTATCTCAAAAGGATCTGACGTGCCGCACTTCTTGATGATTGATTCGGCCTTCCTTTTTACATCCATGAGCATCACGACCTTTTTTACCATTTGACCTATTTCTGATACTTACGCGGCGTGTACTTCTTCTTTGCTATCCGCTTCGCTTGTATCATCGCGGATTTCAATGTAGCTTTAAATGCTTCTATATCTTCTTGCGCGTCTGTGTCGCCTTCATAGGCGGCGGTGCTGACTGAGTGCATCATGTCTTCCAGGTCACGCTCAATCTGTCGTTCGTCGCGGGCGTTGAGGTCTGGAAGGTCGTCGTTCTTCTGGGCGTCATTGTTGCCCAGTAGCAGGTCGGTCGATACATGGAAGAACTTTGCTATCTTCTCTATCCTATCCATGCGAGGCATCTTGCGGCCCTTCTTCCAATCCGTGATGGTCGGCGGGGCTACTTTCACATACGCTGCCAGCTCGGCCTGTGTTTTGTCAGTAGATTGCAATAAGTTTGATAAATTTCTAGCGAATACTTCTTTTGCCTCCATATCTATCGCCTCCTATATATGTAGTATATCGCTTTTTTATTAGCTGAACAATAATTTTTCCAAAAAAAATTAGCCAAACTATTGACATTAGCTGTTGGATAATGTATAGTATGTATTAGCTGATGGATAACAAAAGCAGCTGGTACGGCGGCGTACCAAACAAAAAGAACTTACTGCGGTAAGGGAAACAGAAAGATGGACGCGAAAGGCAGGTGACTGCCCCAAGCTGCGCATTAACTCCCATGTGGACGCGCACCTTTGCAAATACAAACAAGGAGAGAAAACAATGAAGATAAGTCTCAAGGCGGCGCGCGTCAACGCGGGGTTAACGCAGACGCAGGCTGCTATCAAGGCTGGTAAAAATAAAATGACAATCTCGAACTGGGAAAATGGGAAAAGCCCTATTGACTCGTTCAGCCTCGAAAAGCTCTGCGCTATCTACGGGGTAACGATTGGCGATATTTTTTTACCATCAAAATTAGCTGAAAGATAATTTATACAGTATGAAGTATCTATGGGATAACGAAAGGACAAGACATGGGCGACTTAACAAAAGTACCTCACGTGCTCGACAGCCGCGAGGTAGCAGAGATGGTAGGTAAGACGCACGCGCACCTTTGCCGCGACATCGACCTCTATGTAAAGGTCATTTCTGAAAATCCAAAATTGGATTCTCAGAACTTTTTTATCGAGCGCACCTACAAGACAGATGGCAACAATAAGACCTACAAGCGCTACGACGTAACGAAGAAGGGCTGTGAGATGGTAGCCAACAAACTGACCGGCGAGAAGGGCATCCTCTTCACGGCTGAGTACGTCGAGCGATTCAACCAGATGGAACAGGCCGACAACATCAAACAGGTCAAACAGGCCGAGCAGGACAAGACGAAGAAAATGCGGGCCGAAGCGATGCTTCGCAATTCGATTTCTAAACAGGCAAAAATGATGCTTGAGATCGCTAAGATGTCCAGCATCAAGGCATATCAGGATGTCATGATGGCGAAAGCGGGCAACATCCTCGCAGGCGAGAACATCCTGCCAATGCCGAAGAGTGGCAGAGAACGCCGCCCGCTTGGTTGGTTCTGCAAGCAGATCGGCAAGGCAGAGACGTGGGGCACTCAGCTCGGCAAGCTGCTGAAACGCAACGGCATCACACAGCGCCCCGGCGAGAACGGAGAGTTCGTCGAGGACCATGCGCGCGGCAACTCGCACAAGCAGGTCCAGAACTTCGAGTGGTACGTCGATTATCTTCTGCCAATCGTGCAGAGGGATTTCATGAACTGAGGTGAGTGACATGGATGACACGACAATCATCAAAGCAAAGGTGGACTTTTCAAAGGGACGTAGTGCTGAGTTCAATGAAGTGGCGCAGGAACTTAGCGACTTCATTGAGGGCCTTGACCTAGACCTGGTTCCGCACAGCAAACTCATGTATCTCGTTCTTACACAGATAAGAGTAGCCGAGAGAGATGCGTTCAAGTTCGGCTTCGACATGGCCGTCAGACTCATGCATGACTACTACGAAGAGGAACAAGAATGAAGGCATGGCGCAAGAAGCGCGGACATAGAGACGACATGCGGCGCATCATTGACAGCTTCCAATACATGGACTGGCAGTCCTGGCCGAAGGGACGTTTCTTTGAGCGGCGGCGCAAGGCCGCATTTGACAGAGCGCTGGAGCTTACATACAGGGCGGCGCTCAAAGAACGAGGTGATTGAGGTGACAGAAGAGAGATTGAAGGAACTCCTCGCTGAGGCCGTTGCGCAGGCGGCTATCCAGCCGGAGTTGTTGAAGCTCAAGGACGTTGCGGCGATGTTGTCGGTTTCTTCGCCGACGGCATATCGTCTCGTCAACGCGGGAGAAATCCCGTTCGTCCTTGTATGCGGCAGCATAAAGATGTACCGCCGCAAAGACGTGCTGGCCTATGTCGATAGGCTAGAGACAAAGAAAGGAGGGGAAGGCAATGAAACGCAAGAGGTACAGGCTCAAACCGTGGGCGCGTAGAGCACTAGACGCAATACAATGGGCGTCGGTAGCCATCGCAGGCTACGCATTCCTGTGGCTCATGGGGGCGCTCATGAGTATCTGAGGAGGCTGGCAATGGGGAGGAGAAAGGTCAACCTCAGTCAATGTAAGCCCGGGTATCATTGCCTGTCGTGCCCATACGATGATTGCGTTCGCCCGAGTTCGTGGCGGCCGCTGACAACGGCAGATGAAGTGCGAATGCTAGACCGGTCGGGGATATCCGGAATCTGGATATCGATTGGCAAGAAAGAAGCAAACGCAAGAAAGAAGGGGAGAAAATGAAAGACATCATAAAAGAATTTGAGGAGCAGCAAGGCACAAAATTTATCGGTCAGTTCGGAGATGGCATGTTCTTCATCGATGACATTGGATGCCCGTTCGCGGACGATGCGGTCTTCATTTATGATCCGTCTGCAAAGTACGGATTCCACATAATATCAGTACGGCATCCAGAGTGGTGGGAAAGTCAGCTCAAGAATATAGGCATCCATCTAAGAGAGGACGAGCAGAACGCATTACTAAGGGCTGCAATCGTGGCTATCAATAACAGGGAGGTAAGAACAGCATGAAGTTATCCCTTACGCCGCTGACACCGCGCGGCATGGCTGCGGTGCTCGGCATCGCGTTCTTTGTCGGTGCCATCGTTGGCGTCGCCATTGAATTCGTTGCAAAATAAAATGCCCTGGCTAAATGCCAGGGCAAAGGGGGTGAAATTTTGAGAAAGAAAAGGGTTCGTTTATCCTGCGGGGCGACAAGCCCACGCGATTGCTTCAACTGTCAGAGAGCAGATTGCGATTGCAATGACTACTCTCTTACAGAAGAAGGGGAATGGATGCGAGCAGGAATACCGTTGCGCCGAAAGTCTAGCACACCTGAAGCGCAGGTAACTGTCGTATCCATTGACTATGATACCATGCCGCGGCCTGCAAAGTCCAATGTGCGGCGCAATAATTACGAGTTCTTGTTTTACTGATAGGAGAGACAACCATGAAACTTTACGAAATAAACCAGGAAATCCTCGACTGCATCGACATGGAAACGGGCGAGATCATCGCGCCGGAGAAGCTGGAGAGCTTGCAGATGGACAAGCACGAGAAGCTGCGCAACATCGCGTTCGTCGCGCTCAACGCAACGGCTGACGCGAAGGCATACGAGGAGCAGGAGAAGAAGTTTGCTGCTCGCAAGAAGGCCGCAAAGGCTACAGTCGAATGGGCTAAGGCAACGCTGGCACGCGAGCTTGGCGGCGAGAAGATGAAAGAGGCGGAGTTCACGGTCTCTTACCGCAAGTCGGAAGTCGTCGAGATTGCTGATCTCAACGCGGTGCCGGACGAGTTCCTTGCACCGCAGCCGCCGAAGGTCGACAAGGTAGGCTTGAAAAAAGCCGTAAAGGGCGGCGCTGTCATCGACGGCGTGACTATTGTCGAGAAACAGAACATCCAGATTAAGTAAGGGGGTGGGCGACAACATGAGTGAAGCAAAGACCATCTACGCCGCCCTGCTCGCTATCCAACAGGGCATCAAGGCACCGAAGGATAAAGAGGGCTACGGCTACAACTACCGTACAGCTGACGGCATCATGCAGTCGGCAAAACCTCTTCTCCAGGAGAACGGCGTCATCTGCATCTTGTCAGATCAAGCCGTCTCAATCGGCAACCGCTATTACGTCGAGTCTACGGCGCGCCTGATTGACATTGCAACGGGTGATGTCATCGAGGCAAAGGGGACAGCAGTAGAGCCGGACAGGCTGGCATCAATGGCACCGCCGCAGATTACCGGAACGGCGTCAACCTACGCGCGGAAGCGTGCGCTTGAAGGTCTGTTTCTTCTGGATAACGAGAAGGACGTTGACTCGCGAGAGGTACAGGACGAGATTGCCGCTCAGACGCACCAGAATGGCGCAGGAGCGCGTTCGACGCGAAGCGCAGGTAAATCTAAGGGTGTGCCTCAGAGCGGCGGCTCAGACGAGATTCGCCGCAAGGCGCTGCATGGTCTCAGCGAGGCGATGAAGAAAGCCAATCTCTCGAAAGAGGAAGTATCCGCAATCTGCAGCGTGCACTTCAAAAAGACTTCTTCAAGTGAGCTGAGTAATGGCCAGCTGAGTATCCTTGCAGCGCATCTCGAAGAGTGGGCGGCTGAGGCGATGGCTGGCGAATGATACAGGAACATGTTGTGGGCTTCATCGTAGACCTGCTCAAAGACGGTACAGCAATCATCAGAGCGCAGATACCGAACATCGAGCAGGCTCTACGGCGGGGCTTTCTGAAAGTCGAGATTATCCTCTGGGACGGACGGAGGATATCTCCAGAGCAGAGAAGAAAGTGCTACGCCCTGCTCGGCGAGATTGCTGAGTACACAGACGGCATCCGGACAGCTGAGACCGTCGACGAGCAGAAACGTTTGCTCAAGATGGAGTTCATGCTGCGGAGAATGGAAGCGACGGAGCGGCGCATGTTCTCGCTGTCTGACTGTGATATGTCGACAGCGCGCGAGTTCATCACGTACTTGATTGACTTCATCATTGCGAACGATATCCCGACGCGCGTTCCGCTCATTGACAACTGCGATGATATAGCAGCGTACATGTACGCTTGCACGATGCATCGCAAGTGCGCGGTATGCGGCAGGCCGGCCGATATCCACCACTGCGAGGGCAGCCGCATCGGCGCGGGCGTCGATCGTGACAAAGTGCATCAGCTCGGGCGCGAGGTGCTGCCGCTGTGTCGCGTACATCATACTGAGTGCCACAGCGACGAGGCAGGATTCATTAAAAAGTACCATCTGCAAAAAATCAAGTTAGACGAGCAGCTGTGTAAGCGGCTGCGACTTAAGAAATGAGGTGATAAGCATGGCAGAAAAAAGAATGTTCGCGAAAGGAATCATTGACAGCGACATGTTTCTTGATATGCCGCCGACTAGTCAAAACCTGTATTTCCATCTCGGGATGCGGGCAGACGATGAGGGATTTATCAACAACGCGAAGAGAATCATGCGTGACGTTCGCGCTAGTGAATCGGATATGCGCACGCTGATTCAGAACCAGTACATCATTCCATTCGATAGCGGCGTGATCGTCATCACTCACTGGAGACTGCATAACTGGATTCGCAAGGAACGCATTCATCCGACTTCTTGCGAGGCTGAGAAAGCCTTGCTAGAGATGGACGGAACGGGCAAATACAAGCTCAAAAATAGCGATGTCAGCCAACTGTCAGACATGTGTCAGTCAAACGTCAGCCAAGTGTCAGCCAAGTGTCAGCCTAGTATAGATAAGAGTAGTATAGATAAGTTTAGTATTAGTAGTAGTAGTAACGCGCGTGCGCGCGCGTACCACCACGACCACGACGACGACATGAAGCCAATCTTCTTGTTTTACGAGGAGAACTTCTCGACAATATCAAGCTACGTAGCAGAGATTCTTACGGGGTTGGTAGCAGACTTCTCTTCTGAGTGGGTGATGCAAGCAATGAAAACTTGTGCGAAGGCTGGACGGCAGAAGTGCAACATCAAGTATCTGGAAGGTGTACTCAAAGGCTGGAAGGCAGATGGATATTCTAAGCCGTGGGAACAGTCTGTAAGAAAGAAAGGGAGCGAGAAACATGGACTTCATGGAGATGCTGGCGAAGCGAAATCCGAATATGCAGCGTATTTTGATGGAGACACGTAAGAAGCGCGAAGAGGACTTGAAAGAAGCGCGAGATCATCTCGGGGAGATTCAAGAAGTGCTCGGGCTGGATAGCAGCAGACTTGACGACGATGACCTCATAGAGGCCGCCAAAGCAGTCAAGAGAATGAACAAGAAAGCCGATGATTGTAAGAATTGTCGGTACACAGTAGAGGATTGCGGCGAATGTGAATATGCGAAGTATGACTTTGTAGTGCAACCAATGGCCAACAAGTATCTTAACGACGAATGCTTCAAGCCTTGCGAAAAGTACAAAGTAAACAGGAAGATGCGAGAGATTGCAAGACTGATGAATGACAGCGGACTGGGAGACCGATTCAAGCAGCGCAGGTTCGAGACGTTCCGGCCGGATTCAAACACATCAGGGGCAAAGCGCGAAGCAGAACGGTTTTGCGATGACTTGCAGAACAATCCAAAGACGACTGGGCTGATGCTCGTCGGGCCATATGGATGCGGAAAAACGCACCTAGCGGCTGCTATCTTGTACAGGTGCGCGGAGTTCGGTGTGGCGGGCATGTTCGTCGTTGTGACAGAGCTGCTGGCACGTATCCGCACGAGCTATCGCACGGGCGATGGGAAAGCTGAGGCCGTCATTGATACGGCAAAGAGCGCGAAGCTGCTGATCCTCGATGACCTCGGCGCTGAGAAAGCGAGCGAGTGGGTGAAAGAGCAGCTGTACATGCTCGTCAACTACCGTTACGAGCACATGTTGCCGACCGTCGTCACGACGAATTGCAACGGCGCAGAGCTGGAACAGGAATTGGGGCGGCGCACATTGTCGCGACTTGTCGAGATGACGAAGCCGGTTAATATTCACGCTGGTGATTATCGCATGAAGCTCGCGGCTAGTCGATAAGCTGCGGGCGGCTGAGCAAAAAGATGGAGAGAGAACAAAGACAGAACGTGACACGAAAAAAGGAGGTGCCAACGATGTGGGGCATTATCTATGACAAAAGAATCATGGGCATGGATAAAGAGTTTGGTGATCATTGGCAGGTCGTAGATGTAGAGAATGAATATGATACTGTCGGGATAACGGATGATATTCAGAGTGTGATTAATGAGCTTCTGGAAGCGGATGTCATAGCAAGAGAAGATATCGATTCGTTTGGTTATTATTCAGATGTTGATGATTTTGTCGATCGCTTAAATGAATTAATTAACGGCGAATATGGATGCATATCATATCAAGTGGTTTATTTCCGCTACGAGGAAAGAATAGACAGGAATTTCTTTGCATCAAAGGAAGCATGTGAGAAGTATATAGACCGTTATAAATACAATTATGAGGGCGAAAATGTCCGGCCATTCAAAGTGATTACGAGCGATGCATAAAAGACATTGAACTGTCGAGATATCCTCGGCAGTTGATGTAACTATTGGAGGCGAGAACATGATGGAAGTAGAGTATTCATTGATAGAAGAATCCTTATGTAGGGGATTTATTGAAAAAAGTATGAAAATTGTACCGCAAAATGAAAATCGAGTTTATCGTGCGCGTAATCGCACAGAGATATCATTGCCGATACCATATCGCGATGGAGAATCGGTAAAAGTATATATACACTACACAGGTACCGAACCTAACGACGGTATCGTCGGTAAAGTTATGGTTAGCGATTGTGGTATAACGGCAATCCATCAAGGGTTAAACAGTAAGGATTTCGAGAAAATATATAATATGAAATCATATGATTTCATATGGTTTGAGCCATTAATTTGTGAAAGAGAGATTGCTACATATCCTATTTCACCTTCAGTAGACGAAGTGTATAGAGCTATTAAAGAGATTACTTCTTTTATATGTGATAGTTATCTGTTTATCGGACAGCAAGAAAAGGAGCATGACGATGACTAAGAAAGAGCGGTATGAGGAAATCGAGAAAGCGTGTGACGAGTTCCGCCATTCGCACATGATAATCTTGAGAACATCTAAAAAAGATGATAGCGGTGCAGTTGAGCTTATGCTGCCAATGACATACAACGACGGCGACGGCGTGGCGGTATTTATTACGCCATACCACGATGATAGCGGATATGTTTGTGTCAGTGATGGAGGAGGAACGTCTTTTCACCATATGCTTAATGAGAAAGAAGTCGAAGAACTGAGTGAGCGCTACCACCTCTCACATGGCAATTTCTACGGTGACGAGCCACCGTTCGAGTGTGACCTATATGATGTCGTGAAGCTCGACAAAATTGACGAGGCTATTATGGGGATTATCATGGCGATACAGGATAGCTACTTGTATGTGGCACGGCACAACATGTAGGGGTGAGCGTATGATCGAGAAAGAAGAGATTGATAGAGAGCAGGTAGAGGATTATGGGCAATGACGAAAATGAGACCATAACTAAAATTTTAGCGAATATGTCAAGATACAGAGCGGCCACGACAAGCACCGGATACATGCAAGCGCTGAGGACGTACAGGGATACCGATGCAGTAGGGACGGCACGAGAGAAACCGGAAAGGGAGATGGAAAGATTATGGGCGATACAAGACCAGAAGAAGCAGTAAAAGCCGCGCAGTTATGTGAGCTGATGGCCTGCGCAATCAGACGTGACGTAGAGATGATGCGAGATTACGGCATGATCGGCAACAGCAGCTGGAGCATGAAAAACCGCATCGTCTCAGAGACGAGCACAACGAGAAAGATTGTTGACTTGCGGCGCGAGCTGCTGAAGCTTCGAGGTTTGTTGTGAGAAAGCACAATAGATACATGAGGGCAAAAAGCATGACGGTCAAAGAGTTGAAAGAGATGCTAAAAGCAACTGATATCTGTGATGACATGGAAATCATTCTCCACAATAACGTCGGAGCGCCGCCCGTTACAGAGCCGGAATTCTTTATTACGACTACGGAGCGGGGGCTGTGCGTGGAGATCATGCCAGGAAGAGAGATTAAATGAGATATTGCAAAGTGTGCGGCACGTCGCGTGACGTGCTGCAGGAGCGGGTTTTAGACGGCAGGCATATACTTCTATGCAAAACGTGCCGGAGATACCTTCAAGGGCTTCTGAGGAGCTGTGAGACGTGTTCGGATAAAAAGGTATGTGCGCGAGGCTACGGCTTCGCGAAAGATGATTTCAAATGTGACGAATGGAAGGAGAAAAAATCATGAATCATGTAACGCTGATCGGCCGCTTGACGAAGGACCCGGAGGTGCGCTATACGCAGTCTGGGACGCCGGTAGGTACGTTTACACTGGCGGTAGATCGTAGAGTGCAGAAGGATAAACCGAAGGAAGCTGACTTCATCCCGTGCGTAGTGTGGGGCAAGACGGCTGAGGTTGTCGGGAATTGGTGCAAGAAGGGCAAGCAGGTCGGCGTAGAGGGACGTGTCCAGGTGCGCTCGTATGACGCGAAGGACGGCTCGAAGAGATACGTCACAGAAGTCATCGTCAATGACTTGGAGCTTCTCGGCAAGAGCGAGGGTGGCAACAAGCAGGGCGGCGGCAACTATCCGACGGACGATGAAATCCCATTTTGATGTTTTGACTTTTTAGGAGTGGAGAGCATGGGCAGATACAATAGACAGGCGCGTCGCAAGATGCGTAAAAGCCTGGGCGCTGGTACAAAGATCAGCAATGACGCGCTGGAAACAGCAATCGACATCCAGCGCGAGGCGATGCAAGCGGATAAGCTCGTCCCGACGATGCAGCATCTTATCAGCGAGGATTTGCGAAAGAAGTACGAGAGGCAGGTCAATCAAGAGATATTGCCTAAAATCATCGAGCAGTATCTCTTGATGACGATGTACATCTTGCACACGTGGGACAAGACGCGCTTCGGGCCGAAGCGGATGCAGGACTTCTTCGTCGAGATTTTCCAGTTGCAGCTCGATATGAAGCGGCCGGAATTAGGGTTGACGATTGAGGAGATGCGCAAATATCTCGAATCGGAGAATTTGCACTATGAGGATTTAGTAGCTGTCGCCGACAAGATGGTGGCAGAGCACGAGAAGAAGGTGAGCTAACTGAAACACTGGAGGATGGTATTTGACCTGGTCATTCCCGGTGAAGCCGTCCCGCAAGGACGGCCCCGCTGGGGGAACGGCCACGCATACGACCCTGCGAGAAGCCGGAAATATAAAGATCGCGTGCGAAAGCTGGCACGAGCTAACGCGTACTTTAACGCAGGAGGGAAGCCGTTAACGCAGGATGTGCGTTTGACGTGTGTAATCTATCGCGCCGTGCCGAAGTCATGGAGCAGACGCAAGAGAGCGGACGCAATCGCTGATAAGATACGACCGACGACAAAGCCGGATGTGTCGAATATTGTCAAGGGCATCGAGGATGCACTCAATGGCGTGTGGTATGCAGACGACTCACAGATTGTCGAGTATGGACTGGTAGGCAAGTGGTATGCAGAGGAGCCGCGTGTGTATGTGCGGCTGGATGTGGAGGTAGAAGATGGAGAAGGATAAGGCTATGAGCGGATATGAGAAGATTTTTGAGGATGGCTATAAGGCTGGCCGCGCGTCAGTCGTGCTGCCTCGCCCGTGCGATGGCCCGCTTTATGAAACCTGGATGGCAAGAGATTATTTTTTGAAGATTAATGAGGAATTTTTAGAAGTAGTCGAAGCTTACTATGAATTAATGGACGCAAAAGGTGAAGAAAAGCGAAAGGAAGCAGAGCGTCATTTCATGCGCGAATGTACGGACTTGAAAGTCATCGTGACGAGTCTTATGCAGTCCTTTGGATGTGGCGAAGAGGAGCGTCAGAAGTACATGAAGGAAGTCAACGAGAGCAACGCGAAGCGAGATGGCGGTAAGCGGTTTGCAGATACGAAGAAAGAAGCCCTTAAGCACGCTTCTGAAGTTTCCGGAGAACAGAAATACTTTGAGATAGGGGAAATAGTAGAAGTTGATGGTCCTGTAGGAAAAGAGACTGGGTTTATTCTTGATGAAAATAGAAATCGAGATGGGTATATTGTTTCGATTGATGGGGTAAGCGTTGATGTGCCAGCAAAGTGGGTAAATAAGGTGGAAGAATTATGAAAAAAGAAGGTAAAAGAAGTATAAAAATTGGAGACCGTGTAATAGTGCATCCATTGTTATCCAAGGATGAGCTTTTCGTGAAGGGGTATGACGGATTGCTTGGAACTGTAACAGGTATAAGCATAAATACAAAATTAAAAGATATACCGTACATAGTAACGCTTGACAGTGTTGCAGGGGAGTACAATTTCGCCGAGGAAGAGCTTGATCTTATCAGCGATATATCAAAACGGCTGATTGCGGAGAAAGCAGAGAAAAACGACGTTATCTCGCATCCACCGTACTACACTCAAGGCATTGAGTGTATGGACTACATCGAGAGCCACAAATTAAATTATGCGCGTGGCAATATCATCAAATACGTGACACGCGCAGGGCTAAAAGATACGTCGAAGGAAGTCGAGGATTTAGAGAAGGCGCGCTGGTATCTTGATCGTGAGATTGAGCGAGTAAAAGCAGTGAAAGAGGGAGATTGAAAATGAAGTATGCATATAGCTTTGACGAGACTGGAGCTTATGACTGCGGATATACGAGCGTACAGGCGGCCATTGAAGCGGCCAGAAAAGAAGCGGAAATTGACATTGAGGACGGACTTAAAGACGTAAATATTGTCTATGTCGGCAAAGTTGTCACTAAGAAGCCAGAAGTTGACGCCTGGTTTATTATCGAGTCGATGCAGGACTACATGGATGAAGAGACTGAGGGCGTGTCTACAGATGAAGGATATTTATATAGTGTATCAGCAGAGCAACTTGATAAGCTGGAGTGCATCATGAAAGATAGTATCAGACGGTGGAGCAAAGAAGCAGAGAATGGCAATGAGCAGGTGGGTAACATTTTATAGACATATAATGATGAATGGTGTAAGTGACCTTGAAATCCATAAGAATAAGGAGGATGCTACTGAACGATTTAAGTGCTTGTGTAAAGAGTATTTCCACGTTTATGGAAACGATGTAGATAATGCAAAACTTCCGGCAACGTTCGGCCTTGGATTTCGATATGTTTGCGGTATGTCATACCAGTCTTTTAAAAAGAAAATGATGGCTGAATACAATTTGTCAGAAAATGAATTCGAAGAAAAATGAAGGTGAGTAAAAATGCTTAAGCACAGGATTTACGCGCTCTATAAAGGCGAGCAGAATCTTGCAGATGGTACGCTTGCGGAGATTGCAAAAAAGACCGGAAAAACGGAAAGTTATCTGCGCTGGATGACGTATCCGTCTTATCAAAAGCGTAAGACGAGTGGTACGCTGCAAATCGTTTATATCGGGGAGGAGAAAGCATGATAGAGTATGCTTTAACATTTGCTGCTGGCCTACTTTTTGGCGGTGCCCTGGGATTTTGCTTTTTAGCGATATTCAGCGTGGGCGGACGGTGTGATAAGGAGTGATTATGTGGAAAACAAGCAATTTTACTTGAAGAAAGAGCTGGAAGTAAAATTCAATTTTGATTTGCTATCAGTCGGCTTTAAGCTTGGATTTGGCTTTACTATGGGGATTGTCCTGGCTATTGGATTAACATACCTGATGTGGGGATCATGGCAGCTAATTTCTCGCTGGCTTTTCTGACGTGAGGTGAGTAAATGCGAAAAGTAAGCAGAATGATGAAGCGTGTGGAAAGTGCAGGGAAATTGCTCTATAAATGGCTTGGATATTGCCTTGAAATGCTTAAATTGCCGGTTGTAAATGCGTCTGATATATGGCGTAAATATCCGCAAAGTCACTATAAAATAATTTTTGCATATATCTTTTTTGTAATTCCGCTGTGGATTTTAATTTGTGCCGGGGAGCTGGCGGAATATATTGATGGCGCGTTAGCGAAATGGCTTGAAGAATGATTGATTTTGAGGTGAGTCGATGAAGAAACGGGACGCAAGAAATAATGCATACAGACTTGTCGAAAGAGTCTTACGAAATCAGCGCAGCATTGAGCGAGCGGTAAAAGAAGCACGATTGCAGCCGGGGGGGCATAGCGGTGGCAGTGCGGGACATGCTTTTGTGAGCGACCCGACGGCTCAGCAGGCGGTGCGGCTAGCGACGGAACTGCGGGCGGTAACGCTGGATGACGGCTGGACACTACGCAGGCCGGAGATGTGGTTGCGCGTCGTGCGTCATTTATACGACGAGTGCCCGGCGACGGAGAGCAATGCGATGCGATACTACTATAGCGGTCACAATGCTATAGAGACGGGATTGCATTGCGCGATGGACGAGAGCACGGTATACCGTATACGGCAAGAGTTTCGGCACATGGCGACGGAGCTGGCTTGTCAGTACGGGCTTGTGAGAGTCACGCAGGTCGTCGAGTTAAAGCAAGCGGAAATGTGTGGCAAATGATTGCAATCTGATGCGATTGTGATATACTATAAGTAAGGTCGCCGCCGGTGATTCGACGGTGTTGGATTGAAATTGTAATATTGATTAGTAATCTGATGATTACAAATCAGCAAGAGGACCTGCCAATACGGCAGGTCTTTTTGTTTTTGGTACTTGACAAGTCTGTACTGCATGTAGTACAATAGAGCCAGAAAGAGGAAAGAGAGCAAGGAGGTAGGCGAAAATGAGATTGTATCATGGTAGTTTCGATAAGCTCACAGATATGACCGTCCATGCGGGCGACCTGTTTAACGGCATGTTTTTCGCAGCCGACAAAGAAAGTGCCTTCGGACCGGGATGCGAACCGCGCTACTACTACACAGTTGAACTTGATGATGGCGACATTGCGGACGTCGGCGAGCTGGCGTATGAAGAATCGTCAGTCGATGCAGCACATGCGCTGTGGGACGACGATGCTGACGTAATGCTCGACATTGTATGTGATGAGGTGACGCCTTGGACTGCCGACGACGAGCAGCGCGAGGTGCTAAACCGGCGCTTTTCTGGATTGGAAGATTGGGAGTTGTCGTATGAGTTGCAGCGGCAGGCTAGTCTCTTGGCCGAAAAGATGGGTTATAAGGCTGTAGGGCTGCACGACGAGCATGGTGTTTCTTACATCGTCTGTCCCGGCGCTGTGATGACAGCGGAGGAATAGCATAGTAGGCGGCATGAGCCGCCTTTTCTCGCGGAGGACAAGATCATGGAGAGACGAGAGATAAAAGTCGGCGACCGTTTTGGTCGGCTGACTGTCATTAAGAAGATATCCGAGGGGAGATCACTCCTGCGGTGCGATTGCGGCAACACAATCGAGTTGATGAACTCTCAACTGCGGGCAGGAAGGCACCATTCTTGCGGATGTTTGGTATACAACAGGGATGTTAGGAAGGATATCACGGGGAAGCGGTACGGAAAGCTAGTCGTGACAAAGGAGCTGGGTGGAGGCTACGTCATGTGTCACTGCGATTGCGGCAGCGACAAGAAGATCAGAAAGTGGCTGCTGATGCAGGGCTGCATTCATTCTTGTGGCTGCTGGCGTCAGGATGTCGCACGAAAGAAAAGTGACATAAAATCCTTATCGAAGGACGGCACGAATCTGAGCATACTGGCCAGTAAGAACCTCAGATCAAGCAATACATCAGGGGTCCGCGGCGTGTCGTGGAGTCGAGCCAGGATGAAGTGGGTTGGCGGCATCAAGATAAAGGGCATAGAAAAAAAGAAGCGATTCGAAAAGTTTGAAGATGCTGTCGAGTACAGGAAAATGCTTGAAGAATTATACCTAGAGCCACTCCTTGAGCAGTATTCTTTAGTGCAGAAATCGCCAGCAGTGCCAGACGATGAACTGCGAAACGCGCGGGAGAAGGTCGGCTTGACGCGAAAGACGGTACATGATCGCACAGGGCTGTCCATCGTCTCACTACAACAGTGGGAAAACGGCTGGCAACGTCCGAAACCCGAAGCCCGGAAAATGCTTGTAGACTGGTACCTTGCGGGGAGCCCAACACTTCCAAAACTCGGCGTATCAGAGGATAAGCCGGACGGTGACTATCTGCTGAGCCTTAATGCATGGGAGGAAAAGAGAAATGTTAGACAGTAGGAAGAGAGCAAATGAGAAGTGGCTCGCAAAGAATTATGAGTCAATCACGATCCGCGTGCCGAAAGGGACACGCGAGCAGATAAAGATGTGGGCCGACGCCTGCGGCCTGAGCATGGCGGCCTTCATCCAGCAAGCGTGCAAAGAAAAATCTGAAAAAAGTTAAAATAAGGGTTGACAGCATGTACTACATGCAGTACAATGTAGACAGAAAGAGAAAAGAGAGTAGCCGAAAGGCAAGGAGGTACATTATGAAAACGTTCTGGACCATCGTGAGAGACGGATACAATGTGAACCCTTCGGAGATTATCAAAACTCGTTGGGCGACTGACGAGGAGAAAAAGAAGCTGACAAAAGCATTTAAGGACATTATGGTGTATGGCATAGAGCACCACGAAATAAATAACCTCACGTATGAGGACACCGAGGATCTTTGGAAAAGCGGGCGTCATGTCTGTTTCTCGGGCGGCCATAATGATGCCGTCATAATCTCGGAAGAGGACGCTGACAGACTTATTCAGATGGATAAAATGCTGGGGCGTAAGAAAAAGGTTGGAGATTTAAAAGAGCTGATCCGAATCTACAAAGAAGAGCTGAAATTCTTGTCCTCTCAAAAGCTTCATTCTGGCAAGGAAGCTAAGGAAGCTGCCGCTGAATGGAGAAAAACAATGAATGAAGGTGGAGATGGATATATTCCTCACTTTTACACCTATGAGGAGCTTGAGCGTTGCAAAGACAATCTGGCAAAAGCCGAAAAGGAATTAAGAGAGCTAGAGAAATAATGATAGAGTACAGGCGGGGCGATTGCCTCGCCTTATTTTTTTGTAAAACTTTGCAAGTTTTTGGGGCAAAATCAGTGCTAATATATCATCATAGGCTTTTGAGATAAGCCGGAAGCGTCATGGAAATCTCTCCACAATGACGGATAAGCCGCAAACACGGCTTATTGTGCTGATGGTGTACGGGGCAACATACCGCCCGGGCATAGGGCGGAGCAGCGGGTTCGAGGCCCGCAAGGCACTCCAAAAATGATTATGACCTGGCTATCTTTCTCTCTTTTTCTCAGCCAGGGCATTATACAAACCTCCTTTTTTGATATACAGGTTCTTACACGGCAGGGGCGGGCAGCACAAAGCCTGCCTTTTGTCATGTCTAGGAGGCGACGCGGTGGGCAAGAAAATCAAGCAGCATGACCTGTGCAAGATATACAAGCGCAAAGAGCAGACGGAATGGCGCGGGCTTATCAAAATCGTGGATATTATCGACATGTGCTTTTACTTGCGATCGCGAGAATGGGAGATTGTACCGCCGCAAGGGAGAGAGCTGATACGCGCTGAGAGAAATGGCGACAGGCTCGTCTACTGGTGGGACGAGGAGAAGCACCACATTGTATGCGGGCGGCACGAGATGGCCGTCGCGTACTGCTATAAGCTGTTTTGGCATGACGAGCGGTGATAAATTTGTAAAACTTTGCAGGTTTTGGCATGATTTATGTGATATTTTTGTAGAGTAAGCTATTTAAGATAGCACCTCTTAGATATAACCAACTCACACATCGAGGAAAGGCTAGTCGCTTGGCTAGTCTTTTTTCGTGCGTAAATAAAACGAAAAATCTGAAAGAAGGTGTAGCAATGTTATCACCGCTGAGAGAAGCATTCTGCATCGCTTATGCGCAGTGCGGCAATGCTACACAAGCGTACAAGCAAGCGGGATATAAGGTAAAAAATGATAATTCTGCGGCTGCTTCGGCGGCGGCACTCCTAAGAAATCCTAAGATTCAGAATCGCTTGCAAGAGATTCACGCCAAAATCGAGTCAGAGAAAATCATGGGGCCGAAGGAGATGCAAGAGCGGTTGACAGCGATTGCACGTCAGACTGCTCGTGATCCTGATGACAAGGCACCAGATTACAAGGATGCGCTCAAAGCGATGGACCAGCTAGCGCGCATGAGTGGCTCGTATGCTGCGGACAAGCTGGAGGTAAGCGGCGAATTGCCGGTTGTCCTGCACGATGATATCGGCGGCGATGGTGGATGAAGCGGCGTGAGATATCACTAAAGTCTGTTGTGGGCGGCGGCTATGGCGACTTCTGGTGCAGCACAAAGCGCTACGTCGTATGCAAGGGTAGCCGCGCAAGCAAAAAATCGACGACGGCGGCGCTAAAGATCATCACACGCATGATGCAGTACCCGCTGGCAAATACGCTCGTCGTGCGCAAGACGGCTAGCACGCTCAAAGATTCGTGCTTTGCACAGCTGAGGTGGGCGATACATCGACTCAAAGTAGACAAATACTGGAAGTATCGCGTATCTCCGTTAGAGCTTGAGTATATCCCGACCGGGCAGAAGATACTTTTCCGTGGCATGGATGACAGCATGAAGATCACTTCTATCACTGTGCCACGCGGTATCTTGTGCTGGGCTTGGCTGGAAGAAGCATACGAGTGCGACGAAGAAGACTTCAAGTACCTTGACGAGTCGCTTCGCGGTGAGTTGCCGCCAGGCTACTACTTCCAGTGGATTATCACGTTCAATCCGTGGGATTCGTCGAGCTGGCTTAAAGCTCGCTTCTTCGACGAGCAGCATGACAATGTGTTGGCGATGACGACGACGTACAAATGCAATGAGTGGTTGTCGCCTGAGTCGCTGGCCATTTTTGAGGAGATGCGCAAGACGGACCCGGAGCGTTACAGGGTCGCCGGACTCGGCGATTGGGGCCTTGCAGCAGGGCAATTCTTCAAGTCGTGGCGCAGTGATCTACACATCGTCGAGCCGTTCGAGATACCTGGCACATGGATGCGGTTCCGTTCAATGGACTGGGGCAGCACGCACCCATATGCTTGCTTGTGGTGGGCGGTTGACTACGACGGCAATATGTATTGCTATCGTGAGCTGTACGGATGGGGCGGTAAGCCCAACGCCGGCACAGAGGAGACGGCAAAGCAGGTCGGCGAGCGTATCGTCAAGCTCGAAAAGCGCGACGAGGATGTAATGTATGGCGTGCTCGATAGTGCGTGCTGGGCAAAGACCGGCGTTACGGGGCCGACGATTGCAGAAGAGCTGAATGATGTGCTCTTCGAGCATAAGTTGGTGACGTTCGGCAAGTGCTCTAAGGGGCGCGTCGAGGGCGCGAATGCATTCAAGCAGCGGCTGATCGGGCGTAAGAGCAAGGATGGCAAGCGCAAGCCGGCCATCTATTTCTTTGCGTCTTGTATCCACTCTATCCGCACAATACCAATGCTCGGTTATGACAAGCACAATCCAGAGACGTATGACACGACGGCAGAGGATCACATCATGGATGCCGTCGCCTACGCATGTCTCAGCCGCCCGTGGTCGCCGGAGGAGCCGGAGCTGGAGAAGCCTCACGACAGGTGGCGCAGGGAGCATAAACCGAGCGCCTGGACAGTGTGATATGTACTCATACCGCGTACATAAATCGAACATAGTATCAAAAATCCCCGAGGAAATACTTTTACTTGTGCAATGTGAGGAGACATTGAAGGTGGTGAGAGAATGAGCGATGAAAATACGGAAGCTGAAATCTTGCAGCAGGATACGCAGATCGGCAAGTTCCGGCAGTGGTTCCGCGAAGCTGTAGACGCGGCAGCTGATTGGCGCGACGAGGCTCGTGAGGACTACGAGTTTGTCGCTGGCAAGCAGTGGACGGACGATGATAAGGACGCGCTTGAGGCATCTGGCCGCCCGGCTATCACAATCAACCGCATCAAGCCGCTTATCAATGTCTTGTCCGGCTATCAGCGGCTCAACCGCTACGACATCGACTTCCTGCCGCGCACGAGCGACGATATTAATATCTGTCAGGTGCGCAAGGGTATCACGAAGTACATATTAGACGAGTGTGGATACGACGGCGAAGAGTCGGCGGCTTTTCTCGATGCAGCTATCGGCGGCCTTGGCTGGCTCGAAGTTGGCTACAAATTCCGCGACGACATGCTCGACGGTGAGGCTTTTGTCAAGCGCGAGGACCCGTTCGGCGTCTACGTAGACCCGGAAGCGCACAAGCTGGACTTCTCGGACGCGAAGTACATCTGCCGCGCAAAGTGGGTAGACAAGGACGAGCTTGAGGAGATTTATCCCGAGCACAAGGGCGATATCGAGGCGCAGTATGCTGTCTACGACTCAGCTGAGTTGGAGGACGGGCGGCAAGAGGACCCGCTTTGGTACAAGAAGGAGCTGCAAAAGGTTCGCCTCGTCGAGTGTTGGTACAAGGTAAAAGAGCGCCAGTCACTCTATATCTTGTCGGACGGCACAACGGTGCCGCAGACTGACGTGACGCCTGAGATGATTCTGAGCGGGCTTATCGAGGGCGAGCGCACGGTCATGATTACAAAAGTACGTGTCGCGGCCTTCTGCGACCGCATCTTGCTCGAAGATATGGAAAGTCCGTACCAGCACGGCGAGTTCCCACTCGTGCCGATTACATGCTACTACTTCGGCGAGGACGACCTGCCGGCTGGTTTCGTTCGCGATCTCAAGGACCCGCAGCGTGAGATCAACAAACGGCGCATCCAGACGTTGCACATCCTCAACACATCCGGCAACGGCGGCGGCTGGATGGAAGCTGATGCGATGACGCCGGAGCAGAAGAGCGACTTCAAACGAAACGGTAATATCCCAGGGCACTTCTCAGAGGTCCGCCCGGGTGCAATCGCACAGGGCAAGATAATGGAGCGCAATGTGCAGCAGCCGCCTGCCGCAGTCATCCAAGCTGAGAGCCAGGCAACGGCAGACCTCACGGCAATCAGCGGTATCAATGAGGCACTGATGGGCACGGATATCCCATCAAGTTCGTCTGGCCGCGCGATTGAACTGAAGCAGAAGCAGGCTATCACGCACATCGCGCCGATGTTTGACCATCTTCGTGACGCCAAGAAGAAGGTAGCTTATCTCTTGTGGGGCAAGCGCGGATATAAGGGCGTTATCCCGCAGTTCTACACGGAGGATAAGGCATATCGCGTCGAGGGCACGAATGGCCAGCAGTTTATCCGCGTGAATCAGCAGGTTATCCAGACAGACCCGCTCGGCAACGCCATACACGCTACACTCAATGACTTGTCGCAGGGCGAGTTTGATATCGTCGTCAGCGACACGCAGGCGAGCACAACGCAAAGGCAAGCGCAGATGTGGGGCCTCGTTGATGCAGTCAAAAACCTCGGTGTGCCGGGCGATATGATCTTCGACATTATCATCGACCTTTCCGACCTCCCGAACAAGGAAGATATCAAGCAGCGCTGGCAGCAGCGCCAGCAGGCACAGCAGCAGACGGCACAGCAGCAGATGCAGCTTGAGATGATAAAGAATCAGAACATGAATCAGAGTATTGCGTTCAAGGACGCACCGCTTCCGATTCAGTTCGCGATGGCGGCGAAGCAGGGGCTTATCGACCCGCAGATTGCACAGTACGCCGTCAATGTTATGGTACAGCAGATGTTCCCGCAGCTTGCCCAGCAGATGCAGGCGCAGGCCGCACAACAGCAGCAGGAGCAGGCGATGCAGCAGCAACAGCTCGCGCAGGCAATGCAACAGCAGCAGCAAGGGCAGCAGCCACAGGCGGGCGGCAATGCAATGACACAGGCCGCAATGCAGAGCCTCATGGCTGGACAGGGACCTGCAATGTAAAAGGAGAGATGATATATGGCAACGCGCACGACGCGCAAGACCGTGCCGGAGGCTGATACGCCAAAGGCACCAACGCCGGATACACCGGCAAAGGATACCGCTGAGGACTTCAAGCAGCATTGTATTGACCTCGGCATCAAGATCTGTGACGACGTGATGCACGGCAACGCGGGCGACCGCTATAAAGCCGTGGATGCAGTCGTCGCACTCTATAACGCAGTTAAATGAGCGCACTGCGCTTTATTTATATTTTTCGAGCCGCCATCGACAAGGGCGTACTCGTCACCGTACGTTAACGGGAAGGAGTCATAGACATGGACAACAACGAAGAAAAGATTGTAGCAGACGAAGCACAGGACGCAGCAGAAGAGCAGCAGGAGCAGAAGGAAGCGATTCCTGACGAGCTGGCAGGGCTGTCTGAGGACACCGCCCGCGAGATCATGCAGAAAGCCGAGCAGAATGAGAGTACGGAAGATGAAGGAGAAGAACAGGACGAAGCACCTGACGAGTCTCACGCTGAACAGGACAGCGACAACAAACCTGTAGAGACGGCGCCTCTTCCGAACGCGAAGATTCCGTATGCTCGCTTCAAGCAGGAAGTGGACAAGCGTCGGCAGCTCGAAGAACGGCTTGCCGCGCTGGAAGCTCAGCAGAAACAAGCTCAGCCGCCCGCTGGCAATGTCCAGCAGGCACAGCAGGCGCCAACTCCGGAGGTACAGCAGCCGCCTGCACCGCAGCTCAGATTCACACCAGATGTGCAGAAAGCATTTGATGCTACCGTTGATAAGCAGGCCATGACTATGACGGGATTGAGCAAAGAAGACGTCGATGCCATGGAATACATGGACGATAACGATCCGCGCAAGACGCAGTATCAGACTGCAAGGAAGTATGCAGAAGTAGCTATTATGCAGCAGATTTACGCAGCACAGCATGAGCAGCAGAGACGCGCCAAGGTATTCCTCGATAATCATCGCAAGAATATTGAGGTATACAATACTTTTGCACAGCAGGAGATGCAGGATCCGGACTTCGAGCAGATAAAGAACTACGCGAAGAACGAGTTCTTTGAGAGCTTACCGGCATCCCAACAGCCAGTCATTGTAGGGGCGTACACTCGTATCGAGCGACAGACTGCGAATGACGCGGACATTATGCTCATTCAGAATTATTTCAATAACGCAAAGGCGGCATACAGGAAGAATAATCCTGTCCAGGCCGCCAGCAAGAACACGACGAAGCAGAAGATGAAGCAGGCAGTGAGTATGCCTCGCGCAGGACAGGTCAACGGCACCTCCGGCTACAGCGGTGCCGTCACGGGTGAAACGCTTGCTGAGATGATGCGGACTACACCGTGGGGAGAAATCCCAGAGCAATACCGCAATATGATTCTCTCGGCAAAGACAAAGTGATCCTGCGCGGGCCTCATGGCTCGAAAGGATGAACAGAAATGGCAAATACTACTATCACGATTGCGCCTAACCTCGTACAGCAGGCATGGGCGAAGGATACTTGGAAGGCTGGCGTAGAGCAGACCTTCTTCGACAAGTTTACGGGCACGGGCGCTGACTCGATTATCCAGGTTCGTACCGAGCTTCAGAAGGGCGATGGTGATACCATCAATATCCCGCTGCTCATGAAGCTCAAGGGCGCTGGCGTCACTGGCGATAATACGCTGGAGGGCAACGAGGAAGCGCTGATCTACCGTGATTTCAAAGTCACGATTGACCAGCTGCGTAACGCCGTCCGCCTCAAGGGCAAGATGGATGAGCAGAAGACGCAGATTGACATGCGCAAGGATGCAAAAACCAGTCTTTCTTATTGGCTGGCCAACACTATCGACGGCCAGATTTTCAAGGCGCTCTCGACGAACCCGACGAAAGACCGCGTATGTTTTGCTGGTGCGAAGACTTCTGAGGACGCAATTACGGCTGATGACAAGTTCACTGCAGATATTATTGGCAAAGCTAAACGTATTGCAATGGCCGATAAGGACACGATGATTCGCCCAGTCAAAGTAAATGGTCATGATACCTACGTACTCGTCATTGATCAGTACCAGGCGCGCGACCTCATGGCTGACGAGAAATGGCTTAATGCGCAGCAGTACGCGAACGTTCGCGGCGAGAAGAACCCGATTTTCTCCGGCGCACTCGGCATGTACGATGGCGTCGTCGTACACCAGAGCAACGATATCATTCGCGAAGCAAAGGGCGCAACGGACACGCTGACTTCCCATGCACTCTTCCTTGGCGCGCAGGCCGCAGTCATGGCCGTAGGCAACAATCCAACCTGGAATGAAGATACGTTCGACTACGATAATCAGGTTGGTTTCGCGTTCGGTCGCATCTTCGGCATTGCAAAGACGCAATTCAAGTTCGACGGCACGAACCTGACGGACTTCGGTTGCGTCAATGTCATCACGTCGTCGGTAGCAGACTGATAAGATTCGTACAGGCAGGAGTTTCTAAGCTCCTGCCTTTTTGTTTGAAGGTGGTGAAACTGTGCTGACCGCAAGAAATATCATCGAAAGGGTGCGATGGAATGTCAATGACCAGCAGGAGACCGGATTCACGGATGAGATGTTGCTTGGATTCATCAACGATGGCATACGGCTGTTGCGCCGTACCATCATGGACACGAACCCAGACTTGCTTCAGGACTATGATTACACCGGTTCTCTGCCAGTTGGTACGTCTCGCCTCACGCTTACGGATGCATCCTCCGTGACAGTGAGGCTTTCTCGTATTATTGAGGTGCGCGTGGATGGCAAGGAGATACCGCGCGAGGACAGGCGCATGATTCAGGATTTGAGTTGTGGCGGGCGGCCAATGTGCTACTACGTCATTGGCAACAGTACGATTGGCTTCTATCCTGTGCCGGACGAGGATATTGATGTAGAAGTTGTTGGCATCAAAGACCAGGAACTTTTGACGAGCAAGACAGACACATCACCATTCCCAAACGAGCTCGATGACTTCCTTGTTGAGTATGTCGGCATCCGCGCAAAGTTCACAGACGAGTTCGACCAGACGCAGGAATCGCAGCTTCTTGCGCAGATCACACAGCAGATTGAGATGTATGCACTGAACATGCGGCCGTCTGGCGTCACGGTGGATGGCGTATGGGACCGGCCACGAATCCGCCGCGACTACGGAAGGACTGAGATTCTATGAGGATTTCAAGTGAGCACGCAAGCCAGCAGACAATAAGGTTCTCCGACTTCTCGGGCGGCTTGAACACGACGGACGCCCCGGAGAGTATTGCAGAAAACGAGCTGTCACGCTCCATCAATGTTGAGATATACAACGGACAGCTAAAGACGGTAGCAGGCGACCGTGCGGTCTACAAGTCGTCGAGTGTATCATTCGATAGCATCATCTACGATTCCATTGAGTCGAAGATTCTACTTACGGATACCGACAGAAATGTTTACCTTCTGGAAGACGGCACGCTGACTTCAAAGGGTACGTTGACTGGTACGGCAGAAATTCAGTACGCCGCGTGGGAAGATGGCGTCATCATCGCGTCTGGCGGCAAACTGCAATACTATCACGGCGGTACGCTCGAAATGCTGGCGAACTCGCCGGATGTGTGCCGTGGTGCTTTCATCAAGCAAGGGCGCGTATGGACGTTCTACGACGACGAACTGAAATGTTCTGCCGTTGGTGATGAAACAGCCTGGACAAATGATTCAAACGACGCCAGCTCCTCGCAGTATCTGCAAGTCGGTTACAAAGATGGCGGCAAGATCGTGGGCGTCTGCTCATTGTCGTCGGATGTGCTGATTTTCAAAGACAACCATCATGCTTATCATTTAGCAGGTGCTTATCCAGACTGGTCGTTGTCTGAGATTGGCAGGCAGATTGATTGCAAGGGTTATCATGCATGTGTCGCACTGGGTAACAGTACGTTGACTCTCGGACGCGCGAAGATGCAGGCTGTCAATGTCACAGACGATTATGGCGATATGATGGCACGCGACATCAGCCAGAAAATATATCAAGACATTGTAAGCCTTCCGGCAACCGTGCGCTTGCGCTACCTTCCTAGTCTCAATCAGGTGTGGCTGCTTGCCGGTACGCTGACATTCCTATTCCTCGACGTAACCACGGGTGGCTGGTTTACGCGCAGATACAACGAGGGTGTCATAGATGCGGTAGAGGCGGACGGCTCTGTCTATTTTCTGAAACATAATGGCTTGTATGTTCTCGATGAATCTTTGCAGAGCGATGACGGCTACGATATGGTATGGAGGTTCGAGCCTAAAACATTGACCTCAGATAACAATTATCTGATAAAGCGCATTCGCATCGACACGACACCTCTACATATTGGTCATGCAGATGAGAAGATTCGTGTAGGCCGTGTCCACTTGAACGTTACGCAGCCTGAAAGTGCAAGGTATGTTTATGACAATCATGAGGTTGTGTACGGAAGCACGATTCAGCTTGTATCTAATCATGTAAAACCGATAAGTAGAACCTCTGAAGAGCTGTATATGAGTCAGGAAGAGGTATATGGCAGCACGATGCCGCTCGTGGCAAAGAGCACCTACCGTGCTGAGACACGATGCGTAGATCGAGAGAAGAGCATCCGCACATTAGTCTATGGGCACGGTGGTGTGACGGTGTTTAACTCGATAGCATTTGAGATAGTAGAGGTGTAAAAATGGCAAAGTTTACAGAAAAGAATGTGCTTGATTTCCGCTTCGGTGGCGATGATCTAAATGATTTCGGCCGGAAATATATGGCAGAAATCGTGAGAATCTATCAGTTCTTGAACAACATCCGCACGCATGACTCGAACGGTACCGAGCAGGTAGAGCCGGAGCCGTATCAGTTCAGGGTAGAGGACGACAAGCTCTATATCCGCAACAAGGCCAATGACGCATGGCTGTATCTTTTCGATGTCGCGAAGAATGGCGGTATGCGCTCGGATACGTTTGGCAAGCAGTCAGCTGGCAGTATTGCAAATCGGCCAACGACGGGCAATGCGTCTGGTGATGTGTACTGGGATACGGATAACGGGCGCGTGTATATGTGGCTGTCGGATGCGTGGCATCTTATCCTGAGCCTGCACGCTGATGACCTTGCGGGTTACGATAATGTGCTCACGAAGTCGGACTTGTCGGTCCCAGAAACGGGTGCTCTCGCCAGTACGCCGAACAAGCTGGTGCCTCTCAACGCAAATGGCGTCCTGCCGGTCAATGTGTCGGGCAACGCGGGCCAGCTGGCTGGCGTGAATGTTGAGATCAACCGACTCCAAGACGGTCAGGTACTCACGTTCCGCACGGCGTCGAATGTCTGGCGCAATGAGGATAAAGGCGTCGTAGGCGCTGGCAAGGCACTGGCGCTCAAGGATGGTAGCGACCTACTTGCTGAGTTCTCGGGCGATGCGGCGGCGGAGGTGGATGTCGGCCATGTGGCAGATACGCATATCGCTACACACAATGACAGCTCGTCTGCTCACGCCGATATCCGCGAGAAGATTGGTACGGATATCAGCACGCACAACGTGAACTCGTCTGCTCACAACGATATCCGCACGAAGATTGGCACGGATATCTCTGTCCACAACGGCAGCTCGTCTGCTCACGCGGCGGCTTTTGCGGCATATGGCAAGACGGCGAAACTGATTGCGGCGAGTGCGCCGAACTACTTTGCGGAGTCGGCACCTTTCCAGACGGATACGACGAGCAACCGCACGACGATCGTGTCGCCGAAAGAGCTCTTTGTCAACATCAACGGCACTGGCTATGACCTGTCCGGCGCGGTCAAGCTGGATGCAAGCGTGGACAGCGCGTGGAACACGAAGGCGGCGGCATGGCAGGCGAATCATGCGTATGTGGTTAATGATGTGGTGTATCCGCTCAGCGGCAAGACAAACTACTATTATCGCTGTATCAAAGCGGGAACGTCTTCGAGCCTAACGCCAACTTTCCCGACGACGGTTGGCAGTACCTACAATGACGGCAATGTCGTCTGGGAGTGCCAGCTGGACTACACGTGGGCGGCGAACCGCGCGGGTAAGGACTTCTACATTTACGCGCTCGTCAAGAACGGCAAGGCGTCTCTGGCGCTCTGTGCGGACGCAGCGGCACCGGCAGGCTATGACCTTACGAACTCGCTCAAGGTGGGCGGTTTCCATTGTGAGTGCGCGGATATCGGCACGCTCGTCGATAAGACGCACTGGCTCTACGGTTACCTCGCGGGTGATATCCTGCCTATGTCGGTATGGGATAACTACCATCGGCCCTACGGCGACCCGGAGGGCTACGTCTACGACCCATCGACAAACATCTGGGTATCCATCTATGGGCTCAGCACGGAGGGCAAGTACACGAGCGCAGAGGATACGCTCGTGCTGAAATCGGTATACGGCGGCACATGGGCAGATGGTACGAGTGCTATCGCATTCCACGCGCTCAAGTTTGACCAGATTCTCGCCCGGCAGGGACAGCGGCTCTTGTGGCAGCATGAGTTTGTGTCGGCTTCGCTCGGCAGCAATCAGGGCACGAACATCAAGGGCTCGAACGGCCCAGGTACGACGGGCGGGCATGTCGATACAGCAGGTGTCCGCATGGTATCTTGGCTCGGCTGTGAGGATTGTTGCGGTGCGCTCTGGCAATGGGGAAAAGAAGTCGGCTCGTCAAGCACAGAAAATTGGACGAACGCTTATGACAGCAACGACCTCTATGTGAAGGGTCAGCAGTATCAGGGTCATATCCGGGTGCTTTTCGGTGGTCGCTGGGGCCGTGGCGCGAATTGCGGTTCGCGCGCGGCGGTTTGGACTCACGGGGCGCTGACTCTGGCTGCGGATGTCGGTTCGCGCGGCGCGTCGGAGCCGTTGCACGCCGATGCGGGGCGCGTCCTGCGCAAGACTTACGACGCGTAAAACCGCCCCGTGCCGGAGGCACGACGGGCGCGGGGCGGCGGAGCCGCCACTCGGTTTGTTGTATGAAAGGATGATTGAATATGGATAAAGCCTACTATCCACCGTGATAGGAGGACGGGCTGGTGCGCTGTACAGGTGCTTTTCGGTGGTAACTGGGACAATGGCGCGAATTGCGGTTCACGCACGGCGAATTGGAATAACGGGGCGCTGAATCTGACTGCGAATATCGGTTCACGCAGCACGTCGGATACGTGGGGATTCGAGAACGGGCAAGCGGAGGCCTGAACCCCAACGGCTGAGTGCATCGGCCTTGGCGTATGCCAAAATACACGACAGGGGAACCCTTTGAACTAGTAACGAAGCTGAACGCTCGGAGGTATTTTTATGAAACGACACGGCAGTCTCTTCGATGAGATTGTATCGCTTGAGAATATCGAGCTCGCCTACTGTAAGGCGAGACGGAATAAGACATGGCAGAAGAAGGTCAAGAGGATTGACCGCAGGCGCGAAAAGTATCTGGCCTGCCTGCATGACAAGTTGGTGGCGGGGACATACTACACGAGCCCTTACAAGCAGAAGCGCATCTATGAGCCGAAGGAGCGCATCATCTATGTCCTGCCGTTCTGGCCGGACCGGATATGCCAGCACGCTGTTATGAACGTCATCGCGCCGATATGGGACCGGCTCTTCATCAGCGATTCCTATGCCTGCCGAGACGGGAAAGGACAGCACGCTGGGAGTAAGCGCTGTATGCAGTTCGTCCGGCGCAACAAGTATGTCTTGCAATGTGACGTGAGCAAATTCTATCCGAACATCAATCATGAGGTACTCATGCAGATCATCGCACGCAAGATAAAAGACAAGCGCGTCCTCGCTCTTCTCGATGAGGTTGTCCGCAGTATCGGCGGCGAGACGAATGTTCCCATTGGAAACTATACGTCGCAATGGTTCGGCAATCTCTATCTCAATGAGCTGGATATGCTGATGAAGCATAAATACCACGTGAAGGACTATATGCGGTACTGCGACGACTTCTTGCTCTTCAGCAATGACAAGGCTTTCTTGCGGGAGATGGCAGATATCATCCGCGACTTTCTCGGTGAGAAGCTGAAACTGAAGCTGTCGAAGTGTGCGCTGTATCCGACGTCTCAGGGCGTGGATTTCCTCGGCTACCGGCATTTTCCATCCGGCAAGATTCTCGTCCGCAAGTCTACGGCGAAGCGCATCAAGAAGGAATTGAAGGCGATACCTTGGAAGGTGAAGCACGGCAGGATGACGCGGGAGCAGGCACTCTCAACGGTATGCTCGTACCGCGGCTGGATACAATGGGCGAACGCGCATCATTTGGCTGTCAGCACGCACCTGTACGAGCTGGAGAAGGAGCTGCGCGAGGGATGGATAGAGCATGAAGTCATGGCGTGATATCGAACCGAAGAAGCGCGATGTATGGGTTGAGAAGGTTTCGATTAAGTCGCTGATCGGCAAGCTCATCACCATCACGGGGTTCGAGGTGCGGAAATCTGCGTACAAGGGGCAGGATGGCGAGAGTCAGATTTATACGATGTTGCGCTTCGAGATGGACGGCACGCGCCACTTTGTCAACACCGGCTCGATGCTCATCCGCAAGCAGCTGGAAGCCTGCCAGGACGAGCTTCCTTTTCAGGCAACCATCATACGGAAAGATAACTGGCTGTCACTCTCATGAAGGAGGAGTGTATATGCGTTTGAATACGAAATGGGATTACTACACGGTCAAGAAGCTGTATCCCGTCACGACTTGGTATAAGTACTGGGCGCGGCTCAACGAGGACCGCGAGATGTGGTATGACCGAGGCCTCGTCGATAAAGATAAGCTGGTAGAGGACGCCACGCACAAGTGGAAGCAGGAGACGCAGGTGGACCCTGAGACGAAAGAGGAGTCAACGGTCTACCGCCAGTACGAGCTGGCGACGAATCCGCTGCATCCATTCTACCGTCTGCATTTCCGGCAAGAAGAAGTGGACGCGGCACTGGCAGAAGCGAAAGAGGCGTTGTCATGACGCGAACGTTTGAGGAATGGGTTCGCATTTACGAGGATAAGACGCACAATCCATTCCGCAGGCACGCAGGATTCACACTGATCTTCTTCCCAGAACGCGGCTTTTGCGAGATTGCGTTCGAGCAGAAAACGCAGATGGTCATGGCATATCAGCTTTGCGGAGATGGCCGTTTCTGGAGGCGTGTGCTGGATTCACTCGCAGTCATGGCGGGATACGGCCATTGCGGGGCAATCTGCATTCGTCACATCAAGCCATACATCCGCTTCTTCGGTTTCCATGTTGTGCGAGAAGAGCAGACGAAGAGTGACGCACCTATCTACTATTGCGAGAACGAGGATGGCGTCAAGGCTCGCTGTGCGCCAGCATGGAAAGATGATAGCGGATGGGCCTACTACGTCACTTGGGAGGTGAAATGATGGCACAGAAACAGCCGACTCAGCAATCCGACGGGATGGACTACATCCCTAAAGATATACGCGTGCTTCTTGATACTTATCAGAACAATCCTGACAGCTATTCCGACCGACAGGCTATCTTCACGAAGCTCTATAATGGCGGCGGCGATCAGCGGAAATTGGCCGTAGCGATGGCGACGGACGGAAACGCGGAAGGCTATCAAGGGCTTGCAAACCAGCTCAAGCTCGCTTATCAGCCAACAGATGGAGAATCCGTACTGGCACGCAGGCTTGCCGACAAGAAAAACAAGGGTGCCGTTCCAAATCTCGGCGCCGTCGAGAACGGCAACACATCGCAGCAACAATCGACACAACCAAACTCAGCATGGAACGCGGCAGGAATCTATGGAAATCTCCCACAGAATAGTGCTTTGTCGTTCCTCATGAAACAAGGAGGCAAGTGATGGGGTTTTTCCACACAGAAAAAATCATCAGCCCCGACATGCGGCCACTTGATGATCGCGTTTACCGCAGATACTTCCGGCACTGTCGTTTCAAGGGCGGCGGCAGTACGACGGTCAACAACACGTCGACATACACACCAACAGAATACGAACTACAGTTACAGAAAGCGCAGGCGAATTATGCCAACGCCATTTCGCCGAACAGTTTGTGGCTGAATGACACGGCCCGCAAAATTTTGCAAAATTCTATCGGCGCAGTACAGGTCGACTTCAACGGTCTGAACAATGCGGCGCAGAGTCAAATCAATCAGGCACAGCAGGGCTACAACAACTTAGCACAGGGCAAGCTACCTGCTGCTTACTTGCAGAACATGCAGGATGCTATCCAGAGCGGTGTGCAGAACAGCTATGGTAAGCTGCTCAATCAAGCAGCAAACAACGGTGTACTCAATAGCTCGGTCACGTCGCAGGGACTAAACGATATCAGCAAGAATGTGGCCAATACGATGGCACAGAACTACAACAACAATATCAGCCAGCTTAGCAACATCTACGGCAATCAGATCAACAGCGCGACGAGCGGCATCACGACGGCGGCTGCGGCGCAGGAAGCGGCACAGCAACCGGCGCTCAATCTTTGGAACGCATCGCTCGGGCTCAACGGCAGTACGACAAGCGCGCTCGCGGCAGCGGCTGGCAAAGGCACGACGACTTCTTCCAGCACGCAATCGACTAGCGGCGGTGGCGGTCTCTTGTCCGGCTTGATGGGAGGTCTGTTGTAATGGATGCTCAGTTACTCGGATTCCCCGACCAGAGCGAGGAACTGTATAAGAAACTTCTCGCACAGCAGGGAAACAATACGTTACAGAACGGCCTGCTTGGGCCTGTACCTACGCAGAACGCCACCCAGATTCCTACACAGGTGCAGGCGCCGAACATCAATCTGCCGAACGCCAGCAACGCTGCGCAGAGCATGGCGGCGCTCGGCTCTCAGCAACAGGTACAGGCAATGAGCGGCAAGGACGCACTCATGAATCAGCGCGATTCGCAGATGCAGTCAACAGCGGCACAGGCCGCACAGGGGGCGCAGACAGCTCAAGCCCAACAGGCGGCGCAACAGCAACAGCTTCTCAAGCTCGCCATGATGCTCTTTAGCGGTGGTGGCTCAGGTGCAGGAACGTGAGGTGATAGGAATGGCAACAAACTATATAAACGGAAATGCCGGGTGGCAAATCAATAATGCCAACGGCATGGCAGAACGAAACCAGAAGGATGCAACGACGTGGCAGAAGATGATTCAGATGCTAAATGCCTCACGGACGACGGACCCTAGCACAATGGTAGGCTTCGCGCTTGGCAAACTCTTGCGCGGCAGCTATGACCATATGATTGGCGCAAAGAACCGTGACGCGGCGGCAAAGGCGTCTAATGAGGACTTCGGCGATAGCTACGGCGGCTATGGCGACGGTACAGGGGCGCCACAGTATGTACGCGTCGGCTTCGACCCGAACAACAGTATCAGCCTTGGTCGAGACTTAGATAAGAACATCACGTATGGCTCAGAAACGCAGACTACACCAACGAGCAAGTTGCAGGCATACCAGGCTAGCGCACCTGGTATGGACTACGCTTCGGAGCAGTACCAGAAAATCCTCAGCGGCTCAGCCAGCAATGCACAGTTACGGCAGGGCCTTCTTGGCGCCTTACAGAAATCGCAGCAGAACGATATAGTCGATTATTTCAACCGTCTCGGCAATCCGGACGCAAGATTCTTTTAAGGAGGAATGACGATGGCTGGTGGACTCTTCACAATCAGCAATCCATACAGCCGCGATGACAGGGCACGACTTGTGCCCTTCTTGTCGTCGCAGCAGGCGGCGCCAACCGCAGACCAGCAGGCGGCAATTGCGGCAGGTTTGCAGACGGGACTATTGGGCGGCACGGAACAGCAGGCGCAGGCGGCTTCAAATGTGGCAAAAGCAACCGTTCAGCAGGCGCAGGATGACCCTGTAAAGTGGGCCGCGCAGCAGAATGCGAACAATCTGATTCAGCGTGCCCTTTCCATGCAGGATACTCCAGACCAGATGAAAGAACGCGACGTACTTTATCCGCTCCCCATCAAAAATGGGCGCTGGGATTCCGGCGATATCTATAAACGGCCGTTCGTTAAAAATGACGATGGCACAACGAGCACGATGGTTTCGCAGGTATTCTCCGACGGCAATGGACACCATGCCATTATGAACGTCACGCCGGATGGACATATTCTATCAGATGCTGATGCGCAGAAACGTTACTACGAAGTTGGAGACAACGGCGTAGCGACGTTCGATAATCTTGATGATGCACTAGGCTTCGACGCCGCAATGCATCCGCGTGAGGTTCAGCGCCTCAAGTATCAGAATGACCCGAGTGCATTGCAGCAGTACGCCTACGACTTGGAGCGAGCCGATCATCCAGACTGGTTCGACCAGAGCGGCGCGTATATCGGCCAGCAGGCGCAGCAGGCACAGCCTCAGACGGCGGCTGATGCAGTCACGCAGGCAACATTACAGGGGGCGGCACAGGAACAGGCACAAGCTCAGCAGGCGGCACAAGGCCAGCTTCCTGTCCAGCGCGGTTCTCTTATTTCCGGCTTGCTCACGAATCCGACACCGGAGATGGTGACGGTCCCCTATGCACAAATGCCACAGTCACAGCAGGCGGCAGGACGCCAGCAGAACCTTACGGCACTCGGTCGCAACCTTGCCAACCAGCTTATCCAGGCTAAGCAGATGTATGCACAGGCACAAGCAGCTGGAAGCCAGCAGGGGATGGATGCTGCACATGCTGCGGCCCTCTCTATCCGGCAGAGCGCGCAGGCGGCAGGCATTGATCTTGATGCTTTTGGAGCAAATGATACGGTTCAGCAGGCTGCGCAGAACTTGCAGGACGATTACTATCGCGGCATCCAGAACGCTTTGTATGGCAGCCTCAACGAAACATCTGACGACTACTACAACCGAATCTATATGGGCTTGCGCCAGCGCGGATATAACGAGAATGTATCCCGCAATGAGGCGGCACGCCGGGCAGGTATCTACCAGGCACAACGTATGTCACAGCTTACGGACGCGCTCTACCAGTACGGCCTCTCGCCGCGCGGCAGTATCAACCAGATTGGCACGCGCCTGCTCGCGATGATGAGCGACGAGAACGCGAACAAAGCTGGCTACTACGCGAACATGTTTGCTGGCCCGAAGCAGGACTATGCATTTGACCGCCAACAGGATACGGCTTCGACGCAGCAGGCATACAAGGAAAAGAACATGGCGACGAAGCAGGGCTATGACTTACAGCAGATGCAGTACAAGACACAGCTGATGGAAGACCTCAAAAGGATTGAAGGCCAGATACAGATGGCAGAGAAGTCACATGAGTATGGCCTCAAAGCTCAGCTACAGGCACAGGCCGGACAAATCAAGGCAGCTCTTGCAAATATCAATGGCCGGTGGGGCGTTGCGAAAGCACAGGCTTCTGGTAAAGGCGGCGGCAGTAAGTCGTCTAGCGGTTCCTCTTCCGGCGACAATCTCGCCAGCAAAGAGGTTATTCAGGTTATCACGAAGCTCATTGCAGAGAACCATAGCCCGAGTTACATCTACACATACCTGATGGATTCGCCGGGCGTCAACATGAACGACAATGAGTTCCAGTATTACTGGAACCTGCCGTCTGTACAGCAGTATTTCCACGCAGTGCAAGGCGCGGATGCGGACCCGAGTTACAGCTACATTGACAGCAGTAACGAGAATGGATAAGGAGGCACACCTATGGGGCTGAACGGAAAACAGCTTTTGCAAAACTTCAAAGAGGATGAGGCGTATGGCAACACGACATACACGCCGCCAGCTGATGACGGTTCCAACGATGATAATGCATGGAAATATATCTCTGCCGGCGACATTAGGGGCTTAGCAGACTATACAAATCGCAACTACAACTATCGCACCATTCCGTTTCTGGGACAGATCGTAGGCCACGCAGCAGATGCGACAACGCAGGGGATTGCTGACGTTGCACAGTTTATAGGCGCGCAGGGGGTTGGCGATTATCTTAATGAGAAAGCGCAGGAAGGTGAGGCTGAACTTCCTGCAATGTCTAAACCGGAAGCCTCACTCGCGTATCTTACTGACCCGAACGGCCTTGCTTCTGCATTTGGCATGATGGCCGGCTCGATGCTCTCTATGGCACCAGTTGCCGCATTGGCCCCCGAATTCATGCCAGCACGCGCAGCAGCAGCTCTTTCACGTGTACCGAAGGCGCTTTCTGCTGTCCCGAAGATTGGCGGCGCGCTGGAAGAAATGGCGCCGATGGCTGGACGTTTTGCACTCACTGGCCCTGTAGAAGCTATGATGGAAGGCGGCAATACTGAGCGTGAAATGCTTCAGAATGGCGCAACGCCAGAAGAAGCACGGCAGGCGGCTTGGGATGTGTTCGGTGAGAACGTCGGTCTCTTGACGGCCACCAATGCGCTTGAAGGCGGCCTGCTCGGGAAAATTAAGATCAAGACGCCACGCTTCTCGAATCCGGTTGCCAATACTGCCAGCCGTGTAGCAGGGTATGTTCCTACAACGGCGGCCGAAATGGCATTACAAGGATACGAAGAAGGCGCTCAGCAGGGAATACAGAACGGCGTGGAAGGTGAATCACCTAACACTTTTGCCCAGATTCTTAATCCTACCACATGGACAGACGATCAGTGGGATGCTGCAAAGATGGGCATTGCCGGTGCAGTTCCTCTTATGGGCGCAATGGGTGCAGTACGGCACTTTGGCAATCGAGGCGGCAGTGGTAACAGTGAAACCGGCAGCAATACTGCGGCAGATAGTCTGCTTAGCCAGGCACAGGCTGATATAAATTCTGCAAATGCACAAGCCGCGCAGCAGGTAGCTGCACAGGCTCAGCAGGATAATGCATCGCAGGAAAATTACACAGCACCAGCAGACGACACGACGACTTCCTTTGACGATTCGCAGTCGTCTGCACCTTCCTATGATGCGTCGGTGCTCGAAGGCAATCCGCAGTACACGGTATCGGATGAAGTATCCAGCACGGATGTTACGCCGCTCACAGACCAGAAGATGCGCCTTCTCGACGCGGCATACTACAACAAGTACGGCCGCCATCTTTATGTCACGTCGATGAAGCGCAATGGCGACGGCAGCAGCTGGCACGACAGCGGACAGGCATTCGACACGGCAGATGATACACTCGAAAGCGATAAGGAGGCGCGTGACTGGCTTATCAACGAGGGCTCGAAGTTCGGCCTGGTTGCGCTAGACGAGTATGAAAATCCGTCTGCCCATGCAACGGGCGGTCACGTTCATTTCTCCGACCATGGCGACCCGATTTCAGGCGGCGTCAGCCTGGGCGATGATTCCGCAGAATCTGACGTCGACGTATCAACGCTCGATGACGACACGGCGAGCACCGGTGCAGACCTCTCCAATTTGCCACTGGGCAATATCGCCATGGCAATCTCGCAGAACACGGGCCTGCCGTCCAACCTTATCTGGGCGCAGCTTGCTCACGAAAGCGCCAACGGCACGAGCCAGCTTGCACGGGAAGACCATAACTATGGCGGCGTGAAGGGTGAGGATGGCGAATATCTCCATTTCGATAACGACCAGCAGTTCATTGACTACATGTCGAACTACTATCCGAAGTATCGCGAGGATGGCATCTACAACGCGAAGAATGCCGACCAGTGGGCAGAAGCACTTCAGCACGGCGGATACTTCACGGCGGGGCTCGACGAGTACGAAGGCGGCATGAAGCGTCATCTGTCTGAGGCCGGCCTTTCTGAGAATGCGATGCATGGCGGCACGGTGCGCCGTTCCCACAATGGCCAGGACAAGAACGCAGGCGAGCCAGACCTTTCCGGCTCGTTCGATATCAGCGCAGATGATCCTGGCATGGATAATATGTTTGCATCGTTTGCAAAGGATTGGCAGAACATGTCTACGGACGCCAACGAGATCAATTTCTTCGGCGACATGTTCAACAGCCGTGGCAAGTTCAAGGCTACGGAAGAGAACAAACAGGCTATACTTGACAACTACGGCGATGCGTTCCGCCAGTATGTGCAGGATAATCAGCCGCAGACGGTACAGACTACGCAGACGGCGCAGGCACCGGCACAGCCGAAACAAGCGCCACAGCCGCAGCGCATTGAGATGCAGACGCCGAACCTCGACAAAGCTAAGACTCAACAGAATGTCCAACAGACGACGCAGGGTGCACAGATGCCCGCAGCCCCACAGGAAGCGCCGCGCAAGACTCTCCAGAACGTTGCGGCGGCAAGGCTGAACAATATGCTCAGCGAGATTTCCGGCGACTCTTTCAAGAAGCTCGACCACGTTCAGAAGCTCGCCTACCTGATGACGGCGCGTTCCTACGCCAATACTATTGGCGCAGATCAGGCGAATAACTATATCGACTCGACAGTCAATAAAGTGCGACGGGCGGCTGGCTTCACTGGCAACGGTGTAGTGGACGGCATGAACGATACTCAGAAGAATGCCTTCTATCGGTCGTACACACAACAGGCGTATGACGCCGCACTCGACCTTCGCCGCAATGCTACGGACGACACACCAACTAACTTGAATGACCTGGACAATACCATCCAGTTCTTACAGCAGGAAGTTGCAAAGTACAAACCGATTCCCACTTCAGCAGCAAAAACCACAGCCAAAATTCCAAAACGTAGCACCGCACTTGCTTCCATCCCGGATAGTGCCATTGCTGCGGCGAAGCAGGCTGATGATGGATTCAGTGCACCGCTCAATATCTTCTCGTCTGACGAGCAGGCGGCACTTCGCGATGCTGGCCTTGTCTACAAAGACGATAGCTATAACGGCGCTGAGCGTGTCAAGGCAGAACCTCTCTACGAGGAGGGCGACCGCCGCATGAATGGTGGCAAAGTCAAAGCAAAGGCGAAGGCACAGGCGGCAAGCAAGGCAGATAAGTACAAGAATGACGCTGAAAAAATCTATCTGCGCTTCAAGTCTGGCAAGTTCTCGGCAGAGGATTCCATCAATCAGCTCAACAATCTCAAGAAGAAAGCAATGAGCGACAAAACTCTTTCTAACGAGGAAAAGGCAGAGGTTGTTGCCTACGCCAATAAGATTGACTCAGCTGTCGAAGCAGAAGAAACGAGACGCGAGAAAGCACGCTATGACTCCATCAAGAAAGCCGCTAAGAGTGATACTGCAACGAAACCGCGCGAGACAAAAGTCACTGGTAGCGGCAACCAAATTTTGAATGGTGATACCGTAGATGCTGCCCTCAAAGCACAGGGAGACGGCATTCCTAGCAATCTTGCTGATTATGTCCGTGGCGTTACCAGGGAAGACGTTGCATCCATCCCGGACAAGCGCAAGAAGTTCATTGATGAAGCTATCGATACAGGTGCTTTCCGGGCAATCGAAACCGACAGAGGCGGATATATGCTTATCGGTACGAAAGGCGGAATGTTCAGTTCCGTGACTGAGCTTACCCCTGCCGAAACGGTTTACTATGCTATGCACGGCGGCCTCGACTTCAACAAGCGCAGCACAAAAGAAGCTATCGTGGATGATCTCGCTACATGGTATGGTTCTGAAAAGTCGCGAGAAATCAAATCGCAGGAAGATAACAGCAAAGAGGCACAGGAAAGTGTGATGGGTAGTGATGCAAAAAACACTACCAAAGAGTCATCAATAGGCGAGCCTATCCACGGCATTAAAGGCACCGAAACAACGGTTGTCACGGACAGCGGCAAGAAGAATATTGCATATACAGACGGCAGTTTCTCGGACAAATCGAAAGATAATAATGCTATGCGCGGAACAGTCAAGAATGGTATTATGACTATTTGGCGCAAAGGTATCAAGAAAAAGGATGCGTCGATTATCACGATCTCTGTGGATGAAGTGAACCAGGCGTTGAAGAAAGGTGGTGCCAACAGCGAATATACACTTCATATTCTTGCTGAAAAAAAAGATTATGCTGCTGTAGAGAAATGGATTAATGAAACCAAGAATCCTGAACTTCGCAAAAAACGTCGTAATGCTTGGGAAAACGACATGCTCACTGGAAAACTTTCCGCTGCTGAGAATCGTGCTGTTGATTCAGTGGCGAAGGTTATCAAGGAACTCTACAAAATAGCAACAGGCAAGATGCCTGCATCTGTGTTTGAGAATCATCAGGAGGAAAAGAAGACCACACCGGAGACTCGTACACAAGAGCAGAAGGAAGGCACCAAGAATCTTGACTACGCCAAGGTTCCTGCAATGGGTGAGCCTATCCATGGCATCAAAGGAACTGAAACGACAGTTGTCACGGATAGCGGCAAGGAAATCCGCGTGCGCTATCGCCTCGTACCGACGGCGCGTGTCATCACGTCGCACGATGCGGAGACGATGGCGCTGAACAAGGCTTATCCGCAGGAGTTACAGCCGCGCGATCGTCAGCGTGTATCCATGCGGGAGCAGGTTACGGCGATGGCCAACGAGCTTCGTCCGGCTGACCTCGGCGCAGGCCGCAATCTCAATCAGGGTGCACCTATCATCCGCAAGGACGGCGTCGTGCTCAACGGCAATGGTCGCGCTATGGCAATCCAGAAGGCAACGGCAGCGGGCGGTGATAAGGCAACGGCCTACCGCAAATACATCTTCGAGCACTCGAAGGAGTTTGGTCTTTCAAGGTCAAGCCTCGCGCAGCTGCGCAAGTATATGCTCGTCCGCGAAGTCGTTGACGATATCGACGCGGACACGATGCAGGATATCATCGGCAGTACAGCTGGCGGTTCCCGCATGGGTGCAAGCGAGCAGGCGAAGGCAGACGCGAAGAAAATCAAGCCGCGTGACCTCGATTCTTACGTCGATAATGAGCAAGGCGACCTGACGACGGCGGCGAACCAGAACTTTGTGGCAAATATCCTCTACCGTATCGTCGGCAAGAACGAGCGCAACGCTTACACAGACGAGCATGGCAACGTCAACGCAGACGGCATCCAGCGCGTCAAGCGTGCCCTGTTCTCGCTGGCCTACAACGACGACGGCCTCATCGACAAGATGGCTGAGAGTACGGATGACAATATCCGCAACGTCTCACGAGGCCTGATGAGTGCGGCCCCTGCTTTTGCTCGCGTCAACCTTGCCGTCAAGGATGGGCAGGCGTATGAGTACGACGCAGGAAAGACTATCTCTGACGCCGTCAAGCACCTCGATGCACTCCGCCGCAAGGGCAAGCCGGTCAAGGATTATCTCAACGAGCAGAGCATGTTCAGCGAGTATCAGGATACGGACGAGGTGCGCGAGGTGCTGCGCTTCTTCGACGAGAACAAACGCAGTGGCAAGAGAATCGGCATCTTCCTCAACGACATGGCACGTTCTATTTTGGCGCAGGGCAATCCAAACCAGATATCTCTGATGGACGACGGGCACACAACACTCGGCGAGATTATCAAGTCGGCAGAGCGTGTAGCACGTGACGGCACGACAGCGGCAAGCCTCTTTGCCAATGTGCAGGAAGCACCGGCAGAGGAACATTCTAAGATGTCTAAGAAGGCCACCAGTAAGGAAAAGAATGATTCCATCTTCGGTAGCGTCGAGGATGCGGACAGGGAAATGCTGGATGCGCTCGGGCTGAGCGAGGACGATCTCACTGACGACGTGCTGACGGCTCCTGACGGTATCGAGAATACGGCAGAGGAACGCGAGAAGCTGGAAAAGGAATTGGCCGCAGAGCTGAACAAGTTGTCAGCAAACCCTGTGTTCAATCCGAAGATTTACACGCTCGGCCTAAAGCTCGCGATGACATACGTCAAGGACGGCATCAACACCGTCAAGAAGCTCGTTGCAAAACTCAACGCTACGTTCGGCGACAAGATTGGACCGTGGGCACCTGCACTTGCGGAGACTGTCCGCACATGGCCGAAGGGCGTGCCGTTCGACGAGAAGAAGGTCATGGCCATCTCAAAAGCTGTAGGCGCGCGCTACGAGGGCGGCATCACGACGCTCGATGACATGCAGGCCGACATGAAGAAGCTTCTCAAGGGACAGCACAAATCTTTTGCTCCTATGATTGAAGCGTCGTATAATGGAATCAAGAAGTTCTTTGATGAAAAGGAGGCGCAGAGTCATGGCGACGAAAGCAGACAAGAGAAGAGCGAAAGCACTGATGCAGGACGTGAAGGACAGCAATCCGCAACTGCTGAAGGAGCTGGAGAAGGAGGGGTTGAATCCAGAAACGTATCTGGAGCAGAAGGTGGAGAAAGTCAGATCTCGCGAGGAAGAGATTCTGGAAGTGCTGAAAGAGAGAATCCCGAAGGGACTGAGTCCTCTGGAGTACGAGCGGGAACTGAGCTGGAAGAGACAGCAGGCAATGGAACTCGCAAACGAGGAACTGAAAAGCCTGTACTGACTGAGGCGCAGAAGAATCCATCGCCGGAAGAAACGCCGGGACATGATTATGAAATCAAGCCTAGCAAGACGAAGAAAACACCGGCAGTGCGGTTCAAGCAGAACATTGCCGCAATCAAGCTCTTGAAGCAGCTCGAAGCAGAGAACCGTATGCCGACGCCAAAAGAGCAGGCTATCCTCGGCAACTACAACGGCTGGGGCGGACTCAAAGACGCATTCCTTGACACAAAAGAGAATAAGGAACTCCGTGCGGTTCTCACGCCAGAAGAGTACGAGGCCGCCAAGAGTACCATCAACGACGCCTTTTATACGCCTGCCGACATTGTGCAGGCTGTATGGAAAGGCGTTTCTCGTCTCGGCTTCAATGGCGGCCGTGTCCTCGACCCGTCGATGGGAACGGGCAACTTCTTCGGATGTATGCCACGCGACATGATGAAGAAGTCCAGTTTGCGTGGTATCGAGATTGATGACCTCACTTCCCGTTTCGCGCGTATGCTCTATCCGAGTGCGCTGGTTGAACATACTGGATTTGAGAGAGCATCGCTTGCAGACAATTTCTATGATCTCGTGATTTCCAATATCCCGTTCGATGCGAACCATAGTATTGCGGGCTATAAGATTCACAACTACTTCTTCGCCCACGGAATGGATAAGGTTCGCCCGGGCGGCCTGATGGTATACATCACGTCGCAGGGTTCATTGACCAACAGCCAGGATGGAGCGCGGATGCGCGAATACATCGGCAAGAAAGCCGACATGGTAGCCGCGTACAAGCTGCCCTCTGGTGCATTTGGTGAGTCTGGCACGAATGTCGGCACGGATATTGTCATCTTCCGCAAGCGCGGCGATAACGAGATGAAGCCGTCTTACGCGCAGGATTTCCAGCACCTCACGAAGATGTTCACGCAGACGAATTGGCGCGGAGATACGTATGGTGGCGTGACGGTCAACAAGTATTTCAAGGACCATCCAGAGAATATCATCGGCAAGGCATCTTCCGGGCGCGACCAGTATGGCAATGATGTCATGCAGGTCAAGCCAAACGAAGGTGACAACATTGCTAAGGACCTCACCAAGGCAATGAACAAACTGCCGAAGGATATCTACAAGCCGATTAACCGTACTGGCAAAGGCCCGTTCGACACCATCAAGGCGAACTTCAAGGCACGTGCAGATGAGAAAACGCGCGACTTTGAATACTATGAGAAGGACGGCAAGGTCTACCAGAATCAGGACGGTACTGCCGTAGAAGTCGGCGCAGGCAATAAGCTCAAGCGCTTGAAAGGCTACCTCAAAGTCAAGAACGCCTTGAACTCGCTGATGCTCGCAGAAATGGACCCGAACGCCAAAGAGTCTACAGTAGATAAACTGCGCAAGCAGCTGAATACTGCCTACGATGCTTTCGTCAAGCAGAATGGCTATCTCAACGACCCGACGGCGCAGCGTGCCTACATCGACGATCCATCTGCCGGTATGGTCATGGCGCTTGAGAAGGTAGAGTATACCGGCATCGGCGCCAAGAAGAAAATCAAGTCGGTTGAGAAGATGGGCATCTTCAATGAACGAGCCATTGCACCTATCCAAGAAGTGAAGTCTGTAAAAACTCCGAACGACGCCTTAATCGTCTCTCTCCGCAACAAGGGTGGCATTGACCTTCCGTATATGGCACAACTCATGGGGAGCAATCCCGAGACTGTTGTTACTGGACTGGAAGGGCAGATTTTCAAGAACCCTGTCACAGAAGCCTACGAGACGCGCGACGAATACCTCTCCGGCAACGTCCGCGAGAAACTTGCACAGGCCGAGAATGCTGCCGCGCAGGACCCGAGCTATCAAAGGAATGTGGATGAACTCAAAAAGGTCATCCCGAAAGACCTGATTGCAGACGAGATTTGCGTGACGATGGGCGCACCGTGGATTCCTGCTAGTGATGTACAGGCGTTCGCTGACCGCATCACAGGGCAAGCCGGTACGCTATCCATCAAATTCATCCCGAGTGGTGCTAAATGGATAGTCGATGGCTACGGGAGCAACAGCAAGTACAAGACGCAAGGAATCTCTCTTGCCAACTTGCTTTCTGATATCCTGAACAACAAGGCAATCGAAGTCTATTCCGGCAAAGGCAAGGAAAGACGGCTCGATCAAGCAGCTACGGACGCCGCAAACGTCGTCGCCGCAGACATGAAAGAGGATTTCACAAGCTGGCTTTGGAGCGACAAAGACCGCACGAAGCGCCTTACCCGCTACTACAACGACAACTATAACAACACAGTCCTGCGCGAGTATGACGGTTCACACCTCGTATTCGATGGCATGAATGAAAAGATTAAGCTCAGGCCACATCAGAAGAATGTTGTTTGGCGTATGCTGCAAGGCGGTAACACGCTGATTGCACATTGCGTCGGCGCAGGTAAGACGTTCGAGATGCAGGCGGCAGGCATGGAGATGCGCCGCCTCGGCATTGCGAACAAGCCGCTCTATATCCTGCCTAACAACGTCGTCGAGCAGTTCACGAAAGAGTTCCGCCAGCTCTATCCTGATGCAAAACTTCTTGTCCTGCAAAACGACTACAAGTCTCGTCCTGGCTACATCCCAGCTGTGCCGAAGTCTACTGTCGAGCAAACAATCAAGCGTGAGGACGGACGCAAGGAAACTATCACGATTCCGTTTGGCAAGCTCTCTGCGGCTGACCGCAAGAAAGTGCTTGAAGCGCGGGCAATGCGTACACGCACGCTCACGCAGATCAGGACTGGCGATTGGGATGGTATCATCATGTCTCACAGCCAGTTCGAGCGCCTGCCGCTCTCTCCTGAGACGGCTGGTTCTATCATCAGAGAACAGCTTGACGAAGTAGAGCAGGCAATTGTCGAAGCGAAGAATGGCAACGTCGGCAAAAAAGACCTCAGCACGATTGAGAACCAGAAGAAAAAACTGGAAGATAAGCTAAAAGATATATTGAAAACGGATCTGCGTGATATCGGCATCCCGTTTGAGCAGCTGGGCGTTGACCAGATTTTCGTTGACGAGGCAGACATGTTCAAGAACCTGCATTACACTACGTCGATGGACAGAGTGAACGGCCTGCCAAACTCGAATGCCAACCGCTCGATGGATATGTATGCCAAGACGCGCTGGCTGACGAACGCCAATAATGGTCGTGGCGTCGTGTTTGCAACTGGCACACCTGTTTCCAACACGATGGCAGAAATGTACACCATGATGCGCTACCTCGATTTCAGGGGGCTCAAAGAGAAGGGATTAAATCTTTTCGACAACTGGCTCAGAACGTTCGGCGAGATTGGCTCCGGTATCGAGCGTAACCCGAGCGGCAACGGCTTCCGCAAAGTCACGAAGGTTTTGCGGTTCATCAATATGCCGGAACTCACGAAGATGTTCCGCAAGTTCGCGGACGTGAAAACGCAGGATGACCTCGACCTTGATATCCCTGACCTCAAGAACGGCAAGCCGACTATTGTCAAGATTGCACCAGACCCGGTACTTACAGACTACATTAGGAATGTTGTCCCGAAGCGCATCGCCACAATGGCAAAACGCCGCGAGGATATGCACAAAGGCTCCGACAATATGCTGAAGCTTACAGGCGACCTGCGCAAGATGTCCATTACAGACTCCAAGATTGACGCTCTCGCTGATGCGGTGGCCGAAAAGTATGAGGACACGTCGGACGTGAAGGGCGCTCAGCTCATTTTCTGCGATCAGGGTATCCCAAAAGCAGAGAAGGATAACGCGACGGACGACTTGGTAGAAGGGGATGATAAAGACGCGGAGGCGGACAACGCTGGCGTCTATAAGAAAATCATTACGGCACTTCAGGAACGCGGCATCCCGGAAAATCAGATTGTGTTCATCCAGAGTGCCAAGAACAAAGCACAGATGGACGCAATTTTCGAGAAGGTTGATAAAGGCGATATCCGTATACTTATCGGCTCTACGCAGAAGATGGGTGCAGGTACGAACTGCCAGCACCACCTTGTAGCGCTGCATGACCTTGACGCGCCGTGGCGTCCGCGAGACCTCGAACAGCGCCATGGCCGTATTCTCAGGCAGGGCAATCCGAACAAGGAAGTTGAGATTTTTAACTATGTCTTGCAGGATTCCTTTGATGCTGTCATGTGGGAGAAGCTCAAGAACAAGGCGGCAATCGTCGCTCAGGCCATGAGCAACAACATGCAGCAGCGCACGGTAGAAGATGCAGACCTCGTAACACTGACCTATGCCGACGCGGAGAACGCTGGCACGAGTGACCCGCTTGTCAAAGAACGCATCACTCTCGATAGTGAAATCAAGAAGTACAAGCACGCTCAAGTAGCATTTAACCGCAAGGTAAGCACCGCAGAAGCAACGCTGGAAACGGCACCGAAGGAAATCGATTTGCTCAAATCTGCAATCGAGAAGATCAAAGGCGACATTGCAGCGCGGCAGGATACGAGCGGCGATAATTTCCGCATGACCATTTCCGGCAAGGAATACGTAGAGCGCAAGGCGGCACAAGAAGAACTGGGCAAAGTCCTTGCTAAACTATCTTCCAAGACTTCCGTGAAAATCGGTGAAATCGGTAGCTTCGATGTTAAGGCTTATGTATCCGGCGACGGAGAGGCACATATCCAGTTGGTACGTGGTCGTGCTTACATGGCCAACACGGCCACGGTAAGAGGCATCGAGAGCGCACTGCACAAGGCACCGGAGACTATGTTGAAAGCCCGCGAGATTGAATTGAGCAGAAATGAGAATAACCTCAAAGAAGCAAAGGAAATCGTCGGGCAGAAGAATCCGTATGCCGAGAAGCTGGCCGCCATGGAGAAACGCTTCAAAGAAATCAATCGTCAAATCGAGGATAACCTGCTTGGCAATGCCAAGAAAGAAGAGACCGAAGCGCCAAACGAGGAAACGAGCTACAGCGCAGAGGAAGAATCTGGCGCACAGGAACGCGCTCTCTCTGATATCAAGCAGGAAGTGGCAAACGCTTTCCCGAATGCGAAGAACGTCCGCGATAATGGCCACGATGTACTTTTCTCTATGCCAAATGGTGCAGAAGTATCGGTCAGCATTGTGCCGTCCATCGAGGTGACGGAAAGCGAAGAAAGAAACGCTCGTGCTGCACACAGCCTTGCGCCAGGGGTGCGTGTCAAGATCAACGGCAAGGAACGCACGGTAGGCAGCAAGGCTATCATCGAGTTGTCTCAGCTCGGCAGGAAGGGTACAGCCTATCACGAAGCATTCCATGTCGTCTATGACATGTGCCTGACGGATAAAGAGAAAGCCGCACTCCACAAAGCCTACGACAAGGAAGCAGAGGCGCAGGGACGCGATACATACGAGGTCATGGCTGACAAGTACCGTGACTGGATGATTGCGAAACAGAAAGGCCAGCATACGCTCTACGGCAAACTCTGGCAGAAAGTCAAGGACGCGGCGGCGCGCTTAGCACGTGTCATTCGCGGCGCTGACAATGCCAGTGATGTATTCCGCAGAGTGGCCAGCGGCGAGGCGTGGGAACGTCCTCTCAACGAAGTCGAATCCGATACGCGCTATGCCGCAGAGCAAAAGGGAGCACAGTCTTTCATCAATACCGCCGCATCTAAGCTCGGCAAACGCATGGGCGTCAAGTCGGATAAGATCATCACGGAGGAAGCAAAGGCGAAAGAGGGTATTGGCATCCTTGATTACCTGATTGCTTCTCCGTCCCGTGTCGCTACTCGCGTTGAGTCCTTCCGGCAGTTCTACCGCATGGGCGTCCGTGCTATGGATGTGCTGACGGAGCGCCGGTCTTATTACCAGCGCAAGCTCGGCAAGGCCATGCAGCTCGTCAAGAGCAAGAATGACTATGAGGAGCTGACGGATATCCTGCTCAGCGGCGACGCAGAGGGCAAAGAGTGGACGAAGGAAGAGCTTATCCAGAGCGGCACGAAAGAGAATGTCGCCGAAGCCTACACGCGAATCCGCCGTCTGATGCGTCAGGCGTACAAGATGGTCAACGAGGCGCACAAGCATCCAAAGACTTACTCGAAGCGCTTGTCTGACGGCAAGATTGAAGAGCTGCGCCAGAATCCATTCGTCAAGATCATGAAGATTCATGACGAGGAAGAGGATGGCCGCCACCTTGTAACGTATCGTGAATACGCCAACTACGAGCACACGCTCGAAGACGTCACGAAGCAGGCCCTTGATGGGATGCGCATTGACGAAGGTATGCAGGTTCTTGAAGCGACGAAACAGAAGGACGGAACCTACAAGGTGCGTGTCCGTGAAGGGCGCGGCGATGTGACGAACCGCAAGGGCTACATCCCGCACTTCTTCCACAACTATATGGTGGAAGTACGAGATGGAGACGGCAATTACGTAACGACACTCACAAGTGGCAGGACACAGCGCGAGGCTGTCAAGAAGGCCGAAGCATGGATGAAGGACAATAAGCTCGAAGATGGGCAGGAAATCTACATCCATCCGAAAATCTTCGACTTCACGCGCCTTGGCATGAGCGAGAAGGGCATTGTCCAGCTTGGCGACAAGGACTTCTATGCACTCATGAACCGCGTTGCAAAAGATAACGATATGAGTCTCGATGAAGCAAAAGACCTCTTGCAAAACGTTCACCAGAAGAATCGTCATCGCTTCTTCGGCAACGTCTTGCACCGTAAGGGTGTCAGCGGATTCGAGACGGATATGAATTATGTCCTGAGTCACTACTTCAATTCTGCATCGCGCTACTATGCAATGGAGACCGAGTTCAAACCACAGGCTATCAGTCTGTATGAACGCCTCTTCGGTGACTTCGCAAAAGACTCGAAGAACTCGCTTGCACAGTACGTGAAAGACTATATCAACGATGTGAACGGCACGCCGTCCGCGCTGGAACGCGGCGTCAATGACGCGCTTATGCGCTCAAAGGTATATCGCGACTTCGTTGTCTCGCACTATGGTGAGCGCGCTGTCTTGCAGTTGTCGAGCAACATCTCTAGCGCTACAACGTACATGTGCCTCGGCTATTTCAATGTATCATCGGCCCTGCTGAACCTCACGCAGGTCATGAACAGCGCGGCCTACATCGGCGATGTGAGTGCGCTCGGCAAGTGCTTGTCGAAAGGTATGCACCGCAAGTATTCGCTGCATGATCTCAAGGTACTCAAAGAGACGAACGTCCTCAACAATATCGGCCTTGATAGCGGCAGCGGCTACGATGTGAACCGCATGAGCGCGAAGAATCTGCTCGGCAAAATCAACAAGGCGGGCATGTCCATCTTCAAGGTTTCCGAGCAGACCGTCCGTATCGGTACGGTGCTTGCTGCTTATGAATCAGGCATCAAGCGCGGCATGTCACATGAAGAAGCGATCGACTTCGCAAAAGAAGTTAACCAGAAGTCGAACTTTGACTACTCGGTAGCAGACGCGCCGAACATCTTCCGCCGTGGCAGCTTCCTTTCTCAGCTTGCACTTCAGTTTAAGAAGTACGGCATCAAGGAGCTGGAAGTCATGGCCGATATGTGCTCGCCACGCACGAGCCGCAAACAGAAGCTCATTTTCTGGGGCACATATCTTCTTGCAGCTGGCCTCTGCGGCCTGCCTGCTCTTGATTGGCTCGATGAAGTGCTGGGCTGGATTTTCGGCAAGAGCCCGAAGCTCGCCGCACAGGAAGCCATCATGGAAGCGACTGGCGGTACGCCAATGGGCAAGTTCATCGGACGCATGGCTATGTACGGTCTGCCGTCCTCTACGCTCGGCATCGACCTTTCGACGCGCGTTGGTTTGTCCGACGTTGTGCCAACCTCGCTAAAGAGCTTCCTGCCGCCGCTTGCAACGAAGGTTCCTCAGTTCATTCATGATATTTTCTCAGACGCGAAGATCAACGCAATCCGCGATTTCTCTCCGGCTATCTACAATCAGATTGCCGCGTGGGGGACGGGCGAATCATACGGCAAGCGTGGGCGCGTCAACACCGAGTACAACACGTTCTATGACAAACTTCTCCGCTCTATCGGCTTCAAGAGCACGGATGAGCGTATCGACAGCGATATCCGCCGTATCACGTCTCAGCGCCGCAGTGAGCTTACGCAGAAGAAGCAGGACGCCGTTGATGCTTATATCAACAATCCTACGTCTGAAAACAAGAAGAAGCTCAAGGACCTCGGCATCAAAGATTCGACGGTCGAGAAGGAGCGCCAGCGCAAGAAGGAAGATAGCTATAACCGCACGAGAAGCGGCATGACAAAGAAGGAAGCAGCAGAGAACAAGCAGCTTCTTGATTTCAAATAATGATTACAAGAGCAATTTGCAGATTTTGCAAGTTGCTCTTTTCTATTGGAGGTAAACATGAACAAAGGACCGCCGGTAGTGCCGGCAATCAGCACCACTTTCATCAGAAGGAGATATTATGCAGACAGATGAAATTGCGGTATTAGCCACCATTGCAGGTCTCGTTGCTGCCTGCGTGCGTAGCGTCACATACATCAGCACGAACGTTGTCAGCCCAGTAAAGCAGACGGTCGAGCAACTACAAGACGTAACACGCGATCTGCGTGCTTGGATGGACGAATTGCGACGCGAGTCGCGGGAACAGGATAAGCGCCTGACAATCGTCGAAGGAGCTGTCAAGGCAGAACACGAACGCTTGGACGCGCTTGTAGAGGAGTTGAAGCTGCATGAAAGATAAGATTGTACGGTTCTCACGATGGGCGCAGAAGAATTGGTTGGCGCTCGTCATCTTCTTGTCGGTGCTTATGATGATCTTCTTGTGCGCCGTAATGTTTTCATGGCTCTACGGCTATTGGAGCAATGCGCTGTCCGGCACTCGCTTCGAACTTTCTTCATGTTGGACTGGCATTACGGTCGTCGGTACTGGCATCGCCGGTATCGTCGGCCTTGGGAAAGCCTGCTGGACAAAGTACGGGATGGACTCGCGGTACAACAGTGAGCAAGGCAAGCCCTATATCAGCAACGTTGCAAGCGCTGTAACCGGCGCAGAAAGGAAAGGTACAGTACGATGAGATATGGTATTGATGTTTCGGAGAACAACGGCCCGATTGATTGGGAGGATGTGCGCGAAAGCGGCTGTGATTTTGTCATCGTCCGCTCTTCCTACGGTCGCAATAGCCGTGACGAAAAGTTCCTTGAGTATGTAAACGGCGCTCATGCTGCTGGTTTGCAGTGCGGCGCGTATCACTATGGCTATGCGCTGACGCCACAGGAGGCCGTGCAGGAAGCTGTGAATTGCCGCACGGCTATTGAAGATGCAGGCGTGCTCTTGGAGTTGCCAGTGTTCTACGATATGGAAGATGCAGACGGCTACAAAGCTCGTCACGGCTTCGACTTCTCGCGCGAGAACGCAACGAACATCTGCCGTGAGTTTTTGAATCATATCCGATTGGATTGTGGCGTCTATGCGTCTAAGTCGTGGCTCGATGATCTCATTGACTGGCGTGACCTCGGCTGTGCCGTCTGGAACGCACAGTGGATGAACGGCGAGAATCCGACTCCCGACGCAAGCCACGACGACCTCGGCGGCATGATGTGGCAGTACACTGACAAGAAGTTCATTGCAGGCCGCTTCTTTGACGGCGATATCATTTACTGAGGTGATGAATATGGAGAAGGTGAAAGCGTGGGCACTCGCTCGCCACCGCATCATTGGCGGCGTAGTCTTAGGTGTGCTTATCGTCGTCGTCGCCGTGCTGCTCTTTCGTGGCTGTAAGACGGAGCCGCAGAAAGTGACCGTCGAGCCGCAAACGGAAGCGCAGACAGAAACAGGTGTCGAGAAAGCTGCCGATAATGCGCAAGTATCTGTCAACCGCGAGCAGGCGCAGCAGGCGGCGAAAGAGATACGCTATATCTACGAGCATGACACGAAGCCAGAATATACCATCGTCACGACGGGGGGAGACGTAGAGAAGCAGGCACAGGCCGCGCAGGAGCGTGCAGGTGCAGATTTCTCTATCGTTGCGTCGAAAGATGACAGCAAGGCAGACACATCGGCAATCGCAAAAGATACGCCGGTTGAGCTCAATCAATACAATGTGCAAGCATACAAAAAAGTTCTTCATACGGTTGAAGTGTCGCCGGATATTGATGGCGGACGCGGTATAGCCGAAGCAGGCTACAGTGTCTCACGCAAGGTATCAAGTGACGGCAAGTATTTGGGGGTAGGAGCTTCCTACAACTTCGATAACGATAAAGTGTACATCAAGATGACGTACACCTGGTAAAAGTAAATAACAATCTGTATGACGAGGGCTGCCAACAATCGGCGGCCCTCTTTTTACTTGTAAGGATTTCTGACAGGTTGCCAACGCTTGTCTACGATTTGCCTACACATTTCTTTTGAAAACGCATTTTCTTCTATTTGCATTATTTAAAAAATACCTGCTGAGTTTCCGCGGATATTTGTATTTCAAGGGATGCAGGGGAAATACTATTCACATCAATTTTCTTTGTTTTTTCATGACTCGAAATTATGGAATTCATCTTGTGTCATGAAAAAACCTCCTGAATTTATGGTATAATATTTAATTATATCATCTTTGTAGGAGGTTTGGGAATGTGCCTGCCTTGAAACGTTTTTTGCTGCGGGCCTGGGCGCGCGGCACGCATATCGCGGAACACGAAGCGGGACTGCTGGCAGTCCTGTACGTGCTGAATCTGGCGCCGATTGCCTGGCTCAATATCCATATGTACAAGGGGGAGCAGCTCGGCGTGCTCGCGGCCGATGCCGTGTTCCTGCTCGGCGGGGTGCTGCTCTACATCCTCGTGCTGGGCTTCATCCCCGTGCGGCGGCTGCGGCGATTCCTGTTCGCGGCGTCGTTCTTCCTGTCGCTGCTGCTCGGAGGCCTGGAGTTCTTTTCCATCGTGCAGTACAGCTCGCTCATCGGCGCGGGCATCGTGACGGCCATCCTGCAGACGAATCCGCGGGAGGCCGGTGAGTTCCTGCGCATGTACGTGGGCTGGCATGGCGTGGCGGCCTCCATCCTGCTCGTGGCAGCCGGTGTATGCATCTACCGCCGCCTGGGCAGGTGCCGGATTCCTTTTCTGTCGCGTCATCGCCTCTCGCATGCACTGCCCTTCGTGTTCCTGGCGTCGCTGCTCGCGGGGACCATCCTGCTTTCGGAGTATTATTCGTTTATCATCAACGATTCGCTCGATGTGCCCGTCGTGCGCGTGAGCCGGGCGGCCACAACCTCCATCGAGAACATTCAGGCGTTCGAGAAGCTCAAGAACGAGGCGGCGAGTGATGTGGAAATCACGGAGAACCGCAGTGATACGCCGTATGTGGTCTTCATCCTCGGCGAGTCGACGAACCGCGCCCGCATGCATCTCTACGGCTATCCGCTCGAGAACACGCCGAATCTCGATGAGCTGGCAGCCAAGGGGGAGCTCGCGGTCTTTCGGGATACGATCAGCCCGGAGGCGGCGACCGTGGCCGTCCTGCGCAAGCTTTTGACGTTTGCGGACATGGATTCGTCAAAACCCTGGTATACATACAACAACATGATCGATGTCATGAAGGCGGCGGGCTACCGGACGTACTGGCTCTCGAATCAGGAGAGCTCGGGCATCTGGGGCAATGTGGCACAGCTCTTTGCCGGCCGCAGTCATTACAGCCGCTTTACGCGGCTGCGTGAATCGCATGAGGACAACGGCATTTACGATGAGGCGCTTTTCCCGCTCGTCGATGAGGTGCTCGCGCAGCCGGCTGCCAAGAATTTCTACGTCATCCACCTGATGGGCGGCCACGGCCTCTACTATATGCGGTTCCCGTATCTGTTCTCGAAGTTCACGGCCGATGATGTGCCGTCGCCGCAGGATACGCTGTCCCTGGAGAAGCGCACGGAGATCGCGCAGTACGAGAACGCCCTGTTCTACAATGATTTCGTCGTGACGAGCCTCATGGGCAAGTTTGCCGATAAGGACGCGCTGGTCGTCTACATCCCTGACCACGGGGAGGCCGTGTACGACCATGGCAGTTTCTCTGGCCATGTCGAGGAGCATCCGACGAAGGAGACGCTCGAGGTGCCGATGATCTTCTGGGCTTCGCCTGCCTACCGCGCGCATCACCCTGAGAAGTGGCAGGCACTTCAGGCGGCGGTGAACCGCCCGTATATGACGGATGATTTCATCCATACGCTTCTGGATCTCTTGGATATCCGCACGCCGGAGTACGACGCGAAAAAGAGCGTCATCAATCCCGCTTTTGTACCGCGTCCGCATCGCATGGTGCAGGGGCACGACTACGATACCGAAATGAAATGA